CGAGGTCGAGGTCGAGGTCGAGGTCGAGGTCGAGGTCGAGGTCGAGGTCGAGGTCGAGGTCGAGTGTTCCGGCCGTTTTGACATTTTGTCACTGGTGCTTGACGGGAGTCGGACAATTTGTCAAAGTGAGGCAAATTGCCACACAGCGCTTGCCACAGTGAGGCAGATTGCCACAGAACCCACAACCCACAATATGGACGGCGTCTAGTACAGCGCGCGGCACGTACGGCCCAACCAAGGGCCTAGCGCAGCTCGTGCGCGAACGCACACGGAACGGCGACGCGCTCGTGGAAATGCTCGCCGGCATCGCCTTCGACCCTGACGCCGCGGCGCGAGACCGAATCAGCGCCGGGTCGATTCTCCTGGACCGCGGATTTGGTAGGGCCGTCGAAACGACGCTCACGCTCCAGGCCGACGCGTCAGGGAGCGAAGCCCTGTCGGCCCTGGCAGACGCAGAGCTGGAACGTCTCGCACAGACTCTTGGCCCGTCGCCCGTGGTGCCCGTGCCCCCGCTCGCAGCCCGTGCGGCACACGCACTAGGCGCGGCGAGTGTGGCGCTACTCGGCACGGAGCTGCTACCGGAGCCTCCGCCAGAGGCCCTCGAAGCCCCGCTTGTCTCTGTACCGCGACTCGATTCTGTATCGGGACCGGACGGTCTCGTGACACCGGCGCCCGTCGCACCCCTCCCGGCGCCCGTCCGACCGCGCCGACGGGTCGTCGTCCCAGGTCCTACCGTGCGACGCACGGTATCGTCGGACGACGCTATGGGTAGTGGGTCGGCGACAGCCGACCCACTACCTGTAGTGGTAGGGGAGGGGGGGTCCGACCCCCTCCGCCCTCCGCGCGCTGGCACAGAGCCCCAGTGAAATTTTTTCCACCCACCTCTTTGACCAATATCGGGAGTCGGTCGCCTCGGTCTGGAACGGTCGGGAGTCGGTCGCCTTGGTCTAAAACGGTCTGGAACGGTCTGGAACGACGTGAAACGGTTTGGAACAACGTGGCACCGACCCGTGCTAGGACTTGCCCATGCCCTCGCCCGACTGGCTCAGCCGCAATCCCAACTGGCGACGCCGCATGAGCACGCCGATCTGTCAGTCGCAGGCGGCGTGTGACGGCAACACGCTCGCACCCAAGCACCGCGAGCGCGGGATCTGCACGACGTGCTGGAACAAGTTGCACGCGGTGGAGAAACCGCCGAGGCCCCTCAAGGGCTCGTTGCCGGGAGCGCGGAAGCCATGAAGCCGATTGAGTACTGGGTCTGTGCGATGACGAGTGGCGAGCCCGAGTGCTGGGACGGCCCTCACCGGACGCTTGACGCGGCCCATGCCTCAAGGCTCAAGACCTTCCCCGGCCCGAAGTTCGAGGTGTACCGGGTGCAGTGCGAACCGGCCCCTATCACGAAGGGCACGGTGTTGAACCGGCCCGTCGCGCCGAAGACCCCGACCGCGCCACGAGCGAAAGCGCCGGTCGCGCCAAAGGCGCGAACGCAGAAGCGAGCACGATGATGCACGTCGAGTTCGTCAAGGTCTTGACGGTCCTGCTCGTCATCGCCCTCGTCGTCGCGGCATGGCCCGAACCACCGGAGGACGATTGACCCTCGACCCGAGCACCATCGACCCGGCCCTCGTCCATGCGGAACTGGCGCGTCGTGCCGCAACGGCCCTGTGGTCGCGGGGCAACCTCGCGTACAAGCTTGACGCCACGCAGCGCAAGATCAAAGACTCCATCGGCGCGGCCACGGAGAGGAAGTTCTTCCTCCTCTGCTCGCGGCGTCTAGGCAAGAGCTTTACGTTGGTGCTTGAGGCGTTTGAGACGGCGCTCAAGAAGCCCCTGAGCCGCGTGCTGTACCTCGCTCCGACCGGCAAGGACGCCGCGGACATCGTGACGGACATCGTGGACGGGCACCTCCTGCCGGATTGCCCACCGGCATTGAGGCCCGACTACGACAAGCAGCAGAAGGTCTACTCGTTCAAGAACGGGAGCACGATCCGGTTCAAGGGCGTGAACGGCGAGCACGCCGAGAACCTGCGCGGCGGTGCAGCGGACTTGGTCATCTTGGACGAGTGCGGGACGATGGACGACCTCGCCTACGTCGTCTCGAGCGTCGTCATGCCCATGACGCTGACGACGAACGGACGGGTGCTGCTCGCGACGACGCCTTCCCGCTCCCCGGGCCACGACTCGGTCGCCATCTACGAGGACTTGGCGGGTCGGAACGCCGCCGTAAAGTTCACGATTCTCGACAATCCCCGTGTGCCGAACGAGGTGAAGGCGGAGTTCCTGCGCGAGGCCGGTGAGCCCGAAGGGCTCGCCGACGCCATTGTCGAAGGGACAGCGGCCCCGACCACCACGACGGCCCTGCGAGAGTATTTTTGTGAGTTCGTGACCGACGCGGCCAGTGCCGTCCTCCCCGAGTTCACTGCGGAAGCGTCTCAGGAAATCGTGAAGTCGTCCTCCCGTCCCGCGCACTTCGACGCCTACGTCGCCATGGACCCCGGATTCCAGGACCGGACGGCCATCCTCTACGGGTACTGGGACTTCCGACGCGCACGGCTCGTCATCGAGGACGAAAGCCTCCTCCATCGCCCGAGCACGAGCGACATCGCCGCGGAGATCGTGCGGAAGGAGCGGCATAACTGGTCCGCGCAGGAGCCTTACGCCCGCGTCAGCGACGTGGACCCTCGCCTCATCGCGGACTTGTGGCAGCTTCACCGCATCCAGTTCCGCGCCTCCGAGAAGCAGGACTCGCTCGGAGCCATCAATCTCGTGCGGAACATGGTGCAGAGTCGCGAACTCGAGATCAACCCGCGCTGCGTGCACCTGATCCGTCAGATGAAGAACGCCATCTGGAACAACAAGGCCACGGATTTCGCCCGTGCCGGCACGAAGTCACCGGACGGGCACTTCGACCTCGTGGCCGCGCTCAAATACCTCTGCCGGGGCGTGAACCGGCACCACAATCCCTTCCCCGAGGGCTACGGATTCACCCGTGGCCCCTCGACCTTCGAGTCTCCGCGGCATCAATCGTCGAAAGTCGGCCTCGGACTCATGTCGGACACGCCTTTTTCGCGTAGAGTGGCCCGATCCGCACGTCTGAACAAGACCCGTTGGGGCCGGTAGGCCCCGCAACCAGACCCGTTGGGGTCGTTGACGGCTCCAGAGGTCAAAATGCCGCAGAATTTGTGGGACAACGACGTTCGCTACTTCGCGACCGAGAACGCTGAGGAACTCGGACCGAAGCTCGTCGAGAAAGTCCAGCAGTATCGTTACGACACGGGCGTGCAGCAGATCGACGGCCGCATGGCTCACGCCTGGCGCTACTACTACGGCTACGATCCCATGGGCTTCCACGCCACGGGCCACGTCGCTCGCGGCGGCGTGCAGGGCGAGCTGGCCGAGATCCGCATCAATCACTCCCGCTCGCTCGTCCAGACGCTCCTGAACCTCATCGTGGCCCCGCAGTTCGTCTGGAACCCGCGCGCAAGCACGATGGACTACGACGCGGTGCGTCAGGTCGAGGCGGCGAGGGCCATCCTCGAGCACTACTGGCACAACCGGCAGTTCTCGACCTACGCGACGAAGGCCGTCGAGTCGGCCATCGCGCTGTCCGAGGGCTTCATCCACGAGGAGTGGGACCCGCACCTCGGCGACGAGTACTCGGTCGACCCCGAAAACCCGGCGGACATCGTCAAGACCGGCGACGTGCGGTTCGCGAACGTGGCCCCGTGGGACGTCATCCGGGACCCGTACAAGACCGACTTCAACGAGTGCCAGTGGCTCATCGTGCGGCTGTTCAAGAACAAGTGGGACCTCTCGGTGCAGTACCCCGAGAAGGCAAAGGAAATCGCGGACGTTCCGCCCGAGCTTCCGGTGCGAGGCGACGCGGGCTACGCGCTCAAGGTCTCGACCGACGACGTCCCGCTCTACTACTTCTACCACAAGCCTTGCGCCTCGCTCCCGCTCGGACGGATGGTCAAGTTCGTCTCTTCCGGCGACGTGCTCGAAGACTCCATCCTTCCCTACGGCGTGATCCCTCTTCAGCGGATCACTTGCGCGGAGCTTCAGGGCACGCCCTACGGGTACACCCCGTACTTCGAGATCCTCGGGATTCAGGAGGTCATGGACAGCATCAACAGTTCCATCACGACGAACATCACGACCTTCGGCACGCAGTCCTTGGCGGTTGAAGAAGGCTCGCCCGTCAGCCCCGACGATTTGGGCGGCGGGATGCGGATCATCTACTACCGCCCCGGGTCGCAGCCCCCGCAGCCGCTCCAGCTCACGAAGTCCCCGCAGGAAGCCTACAAGTATCTCGAGGACCTCAAGGTCCACGAGGAACTGCTCATGGGCCTCAACAACGTGGTCCGTGGGCAGATGCAGACCGGCAAGGAGTCCGGCGCGGCCCTCGCCCTTCTCCAGAGCCAGGCCATCCAGCAAGCCTCGGTACTCCAGCGCAACTACCTCAACGCGCTCGTGAACGCCGGCACGGCCATCCTCCGCATCATCCGGTCGAGGGCGGCGCTGCCGCTCAAGATCGGCCTCGTGGGCAAGTCTCGCATGGACCTCATTCGCGAGACGGAGATCACGAAGGACTCGATTCAGAGCATCGACCAGGTGGTCGTCGAACTCGGCAACCCCGTGTCGCAGACCGCGGCCGGCCGGTTCGAGTTGGCGATGCAGCTCGTGCAGATGAGCGTCATCAAGACCCCGCAGGAGGTGCTCGAGGTGCTGGAAACCGGACGCCTTGAGCCGCTCGTCAAGGGCACGCAGGAAGAACTGGTCAACATCCTCAAGGAGAACCAAGACATGGTCCGCGGGGAGACGCCCGTGGTCCTGCTCTCGGACGACCACCCGCTCCACGGCAAGGAGCACACGGCGGCGGTCGCCTCGCCCGCGGCCCGCCGGGACCCGAACGTGCTGCGGGCCTACCGCGAGCACATGCAGGAGCACTACTCGCTGTTCTACGGCGTGCCGCTGGAACTGGTGCCTACGGACCCGCTCTACCGGCAGCGGATGCTCATGCTCTGCGGTCGTCCGGTCCCGCCCGAGCCCGTTCCGACCCCCGGCGTGGTCATGGCCCCGGACCTGTCCGGCGGGTCGATGCCGCCGCCCGCGCCGATGGCGATGCCGCCCGGTGCTCCGACCGGCGAGATACCGGCGGACATGGCCGCGCTCGGCCCCACGCCCGCGGGACAAGCGAAGTTGCCCGAGATGCCCAAGAATCCGGCCACGGGACAGACGTGGAATCCGGTCAACGGCGGGGGAATGGTTCCTCCGCGCTAACGGCGGCTCGACGAGCCGCGCGAGGTAGTCAGTGAGCGAGAACACCGGTTCGACCGAGTCCACCCCCACGGGCGACGCGGCGACGGGCGAGAGCGGGGCCGAGGGCCAGGCTCTTCAGTCCGCCGCTTCGTCGAACGGAGGAAGCTCGGAGTTTGGCGCACAGGCCAGCGAGGCGGCGATGAAACCGACGCTCGGGTCGGCGAAGGGCGAGGCTCCCGCGCAGAAGCCCGCCGCACCGAAGGCCCCGACCGCGGCCGAGCGCAGGAAGTACGCGCTCAAGGTCGACGGGCAGGAGATCGAGGAGGAGCTGACGGACGACGAGATTCGGGTGCGTCTCCAGAAGGCCCACGCGGTCGACAAGCGGTTTCAGGAGGTCGCGAGCCAGCGCAAGCAGATCGAGGAGGCGCTCAAGACGCTCAAGACCGACCCGGCCAAGGCGCTCAAGGAAATCGCCGGTCTTGACCTAGACGAGTGGGCCGAGAAGCGGATCATGGAGAGGTATCAGGAGTCCATGATGCCCGAGGCCGAGCGCGAGAAGGTCGAGCTTCAGCGCAAGCTGGCCGAGTACGAGCGGCAGTTCGAGGAGCAGAAGACCGCGGCCGAGACGTCCAAGCGCGAGGCTTACGAGCAGCAGGTCTTCGAGCAGACGGAGCAGGAGTTCCTTCAGGCCATCGAACAGATGGGCTTTGAGGACAAGGGCTTTTCCCGCACGGTGGTCCTGCCGATGATGGCTGAGATCGCTGAGGCCGCGCTCGACTACGGCGTGGAGTTGACCCCCGCTCAGATGGCCGCGGAGGCGAACAAGCGGCTCGAGACCATCCACCGTCGTCAGGTGCAGGGCCTCAAGGGTGACGCGCTCCTGAAGTACCTGGGCGAGGACGTCGTCAACGAGGCCATTCGGGCGAAGCTCGCGGGCGTTCGCGGTGCGACGACCAAGGCTCCGACACCTCCGCCCCCGGCTCGCAAGCCCGACGTCCCGGGCGTGCGGAACAAGCCCATGACGCCCGCTGAGTGGCGGATGAAACATCTCTACGGCATCGAATAGTACGAAAACAGCCTATTTCTAGCGGTTTGACGCTCCTGCACCCCAAGGTGTAGGGGCGTCGAACTTTTTTCGGGAGCGGGAAACAAGGGGAAGTGAAGGGCGCAAGGACGCGAAAGCCATCCAACCGTCTTTCCAAGCGACTCTCCGAGTCGACGGCACAAGGACGCCTTCGGGCCATCCGCCGGGGACAAGGCAGGAGTCGAACGCTCGACCGCACGACCGCACGTCAACCCTTTCCGCAAGAAACCCCTACCGCGGCCTAGAGCCGCACAGTGAGTGACAGATGGCCACGAACACGGACGGCGCGAATACCGTAGGAACGCTGAACGGTCTCTTCAAGACCCAGTACGCCCCCGACCTCAACGACCTGATCCCGCAGCACGCGATCCTCCAGCAGAAGATCAAGTACGTCCCCGCGGACAAGCAGAACGGCGCGTTCTACGCGGTGCCGTGCGTTCTGCGCCAGAGCCAGGGCGTCACCTACCTTGGCGAGTCCGGCGGCGTGGGCGACCTGAACGACGCCATCAACGCGCTGATGCGCGAGGCGCAGGTCAAGGGCTCGGAACTGAACCTCCGCGGTCAGCTTTCCTACAAGGCGCTCTCGCAGGCGTCCACGGCCGGCGCTCGCGCGTTCAAGAAGGCGTCGAGCTGGCTCGTCGAGGACATGGCAAACAGCATGTTCTCCCGCCTCGAGCTGTCCACGCTGCACGGCCAGGTCGGCCTCGGCAAGGTCGCGTCCAAGACCATCGCTTCGCCGAGCGTCGTCAACGTCGTCGTCAGCGACGAGACGTGGGCCAGCGGTATCTGGGTCACGCTGGAGAACGCCGAGTTCGAGCTGTGGGACGGCGACACGAACCGCGAGCTCGTGCTCCAGCTCACCAAGATCACTTCGTCCTCGCGGACGCTGGAGTTCACCTACGTCTCCGGTTCCGGCACCTTCGGCAGCATCGCGGCGGATGACGACATCTTCCCGAAGGGCGCGAAGAAGGCCGGCGGCGAGTACAACGAGATGGCCGGTCTCTTCAAGCAGTACGACCCGGCCACGGTGGCGCTCTTCGGCATCACCCGCACCCCGTACTCGCTGCTCAAGGGCAACGAGGCGTCGGCCATCGGCGAAATCTCCTCGGCCAAGGTCGTCGAGGCCGCGAGCCTCGCCGTCGACAAGGGCCTGATGAGCGACGCCATCGTCCTCGTCGGCACCAAGACCTTCGCGGACCTGAACGCCGAGAACATGGGCCTTCGCATGTTCGACTCGTCGTACTCGGGCGCGAAGGCCGAGAACGGGTCGCAGGCGCTGTCCTACGACCACATCAACGGCAAGCTGACGGTGGTGTGCCACCCGTTCATCAAGAACGGTCAGGGCCTCATCATGGACCAGAACGACGCGCTGTTCGTCGGCTCGAGCAAGCCCACCTTCGAGATCCCGGGCATGCCGGACCGCTTCTTCCGCCTCGTCGAGGGCAAGAACGCTGTCGAGCTCCAGAACTACGCCGACCTCGCGGTCTTCGTTCACAAGCCCGCTCAGGGCGTGATCCTCTCGGGCATCACGCACTAGCAGACGCCGTTAGGCGGATGCCGACGGCCCCCGTACCCGAAAGGGTGCGGGGGTCGTTTCGCTTCGGGAAACAAGGAACAACGAGGAGTCTACCCATGGCCCGTTACGTCCTTCCGAACGACCCGGCGCTGTCCGCCGCCGCGGTGACCCCGAACGACAGTGCTGACCTGCCGAACTTCGCCCGCATGCTCTACGTCGGCGTGGGCGGCTCGACCAAGGACATCAAGCTCACGACGCTGAACGGCGACACCGTGACGCTGAAGAACGTCCCCACGGGCATTCTCATGGTGCAGGCTCGCCGCGTGTGGTCCGCAGGCACCACGGCCTCCGAGATCATCGCGCTCTGGTAGTCCTCGAGGTTCCCGATGGCGTTTCCGCGCATTGAAATCTATCCCCGTGCCCGTCAACCCCTGGAGGGCGACGAGGACCTGGTCGTCTCCCAAGGTGGCGTGCTTCGCAAGACCAGCACGCAGTCCATTGCCGACCTCGCGGGCGGCGGCGGCGGCGGCGACGGCACGACGACCTTCGGCGGGACCGCTTCCGCGCTCGCGGTGGGCACGGCCGTGGGTATCGGTCCTTCCGGTGCGCTCGTCGAGTGCAAGGCATCGGACGGGGCGTCCATGCCCTCGTTCATCGGGTTCCTGCTCGACCCGGCCACCAACAAGGTGCAGACCGAGACGATTTACACGACCTCGGGACTGACGCCGGGAGCCTCGTACTTCGTGGGCAACAGCGGCGGAATCACGACCACGGCTCCGACCGCGTCAGGGTACGCAGTGCAGCGCGTCGGTGCCGCCTACTCGGCGACCAAGCTCTTCCTCCAGTCGGGGATCATCGTCCTCAATGACGGCTAAGAGCCCCAAGCCCAAGATTTCCAAGGACGCCCTGAAGCCCAAGGTGTCCTTGTCGGACATCCCGAAGCCCAAGAAGGTCGTGAGCCTGCTCGAGGACGAGCATCGGCACCTTCTCTCGGCGGCCTTGGAGGGCGAGGCGTCGAACGAGCGAGCGGCTCGACTGAGGCTGGAGCGGCTGGTCCTGCTCGCTCGCATCGACCCCGAGAACCGTGTCCTAGCGTTCGAGAAAGCGATTGCCGAGTGCGGCGAGCGCCTTTCCAAGGCGGAAACAAGGCACCTTGAGTGGACGCGCCGGGTCAAGACCCGCCTCGCCCTAGACAGCGAATTCAGCTTTGACTCCGAGACCGGAGTCGTCACCACCGAGATTTCCTCGGGGCAGTAGGAGGCAGCAATGGCGGCTATCAAGAGTCTTTTCAGCGCGGGCGCGGGCAAGGTCAAGGAGGTTGCGGGACTTGAACTCAACGACGGCGGGACGCAGTTCGACGTCACCCTGCCGATTTCGTCGTCCTCGACCGTGACGGCGACCGGCCTGTCGGCGGGCGCGGGCCTCATCGACGGCGCGAGCCTCAACATCGGCTCGGCGGCTGCGGCGGCGACCTCGTTCGCGGTCACGGCCACCCCGGCCGGCGGCGGCGACACGGCCCTCGCGACGGCGGGCTACGTCGACGCGCAGGTCGCGGTCCTCACGAGCGGCGTGTCGCTCCAGGACTTCACCGTGGCGGCGACCACGAACCTCGCGGCCGGTCAGGTCGTGTGCCTCGGCGCGGGAACGAACGCCCCGCTCGCGCGCGCCGACAAGGACGCGGACCTCACCTCAAACGCCATCGGCGTCATCAAGAGCATCAACAACCTCGTGGTCACCGTGCAGCTCGACGCCGAGATCGCGGTCTCGTCCGACCTCGCCGGTCGGTCGGTCGGCGACCCGATGTTCGTCGGCGACGACGGCGCGGTCGTGCCGTACTCCGGTCTCAGCGCCGGGGACTTCGCCACGCAGGTCGGATACGTCAGCGACGTGGCGAACGACAAGATCGTCATCGTCCTCAAGACCTTCGGCGAGATCGCCTAGTTCTTGCACGTTCAACACGACGCCCCTCGGCCTTCGGGTCGGGGGGCGTTCGTGCTTTGGGGAAACAAGGAACCGTGAGGTGTTCTCATGTCCAAGCCCGTTCTTCTTTCTCTCGGCGCAGGCAAGGTTCAGGAACTCGCCGGCACGAACGACAACGACGTCCTGACGTGGGACGCGGCCACGAGCGAGTGGAAGGCGGAAGCGGGCGGAGGTGGCGGCTCGGGAACCGTGACGAGCGTGGGCCTGACCGGCGGAACGTCGGGCATCGTCATCGGGGGCACGACCAGTCCCATCACGACCTCGGGCACCTACAACCTTGACGCGCCGCAGCGGTTCGCGTTCGACACGACCTCGCCCATCGCTCCGACGTCCCCCGGTCAGATTTCGTGGAACACGCTGGAAGGCTCGCTGAACACGCTCATGGTCGGCGGCAATGTCGACGCCATCGTCGGGCAGCAGCTCTATCAGAGAGTCGTGAACGCTGACACGGTGACCCTGACCAAGGGCATGGTCGTCTACGTCTTCGGTTCGTCCGGCACGCGGGTCAACGTCAAGCGAGCCACGGCGGACGCGGACCTGACTTCAGCGACCATTCTCGGCGTGGTCGCGGAGTCCATCGCGCAGAACGCCGAGGGCTTCATCATCACGAACGGTGTACTTCGTGACCTGACCGTGCTGCCCTCGACCACGTTTGCGGACGGCGATGTGGTCTACCTCTCGCCCACGACGGCGGGTGGGTTGACGCCGACCAAGCCCGAGGCTCCGCAGCACCTGGTCATGGTCGGCTACTGCGTGAAGGCGAGCAACGGCGCGGCTGGCGTTCTGCTTGTGCATACGCAGAACGGATACGAGTTGGGCGAGCTTCACGACGTCTACGTCAACTCCCCGACTTCGGGTCAGATTCTCATCTACGACGCGACCACGGGGCAGACACGGTGGGAGAACGCGAGCCTGACCGGCACAGCCAATCAGGTCACCGTGACTCCCGGCGCGGGGTCACTGACGCTGTCACTGCCGAGCACGCTGAAGTGGTCAAGCACGGCTGCGTCTTCTAGTTATGTGATTCAAGCGGGCGACGTAACGAACACACCGTTTGCGGCGGGAAGCATACTCTCAATCAACGGAGGCACGGCCAACGGCAGCGGTCTGGGCGGCGGCGTCGTGATCAGCGGCGGAAGCAGCCCAACTTTCACAGGCGGTACGCTGACGCTGCTCGCCGGCACCGGAGCAACGAACGGCGACATCTCCATCGGCGAGACGAACACGGCCAACGTCTACATCGGCTCGGCCAGCATCACGTCACGCATCTACGGAACGCTGACGCTGCCGACGAACGCGCTTGCTGCGGGCCAGGGCGGAACAGGCGTTCGCACGGCGAGCGCCAACACCGTTTTCGCGGGACCAACAACGGGTGTTGACGCCGCGCCGAGCTTCCGAGCCTTGGTCGCTGCGGACTTTGCGGGCTTGACGCCCTACGATATCTCGGGCGAGTTCGTGGGCACGCCCGCGAGCGGCGCGACCATTATGCGCTTCGTAGCTGCGCGGGATTTCACGCTCGGGGGCGTTGCCACATCCGCGCGTTTTGCCTGCACCAGCAACACGGGCGGGACGACGGCTGTTTTCAGCGTCTACGCAAACGCGGTGTTTTTGGGCTCGGTTTCCATCCTAGGCGGACAGACCGTGGGGTCGGGCATCATCAGCGCGACGGCCGTTCTAGAGGGCCAGACCGTTTTGGTCTTGGCGACCACGCCCGCGAACGTGATCAACCCCTACTGGACCCTGCCGGGGACGGTGTAGTCATGCCGAACGTGCGGGTACATCGGCAGTCGGCCCCCGACAACGTCTCGTCGGGCGACTGGACCATCACCGTCAACGGCACCTACGCCTGCGGCTCGGCGGTACAGAACTTCGACCTCTCGGCGGCGACCATGGGCAGCGGTCGGTGGGTGCTCGTGAAGGCGAACAGCATCACCGGCTACGTTGGCGCGACCATCACGAACGCGCCCTCGGGGCAAACGGTCGTCGGCGTGTCGCAGGAAGCGGTCAACTTCAGCGGAACGACGTGGCAATGCGTCGTGGTCACGCTCGCCTGAGCGGGAGGAGATAAGCGATGGCTACCGGCTACTGGCGAGGCGCAGACAACGCTACTTGGAACACAACGACCAACTGGTGGACGACCATCGGGGGCACCACGACCGTCGCCACTGTTCCCGGTGCGGGCGAGATTGCGTTTTTCAACGCCAACGGTACGACCACGGCTCGCACGGTTTATCTGAACAGCTCTCGCTCCCTTGGCACGTTCTGGATGAACGGCAACGCCCAGGGGGACATTACCCTGCGCGGCGGTGTGAGCGGAGGCGAGACGACGCAGACCCTGACGCTTGGCGGCATTGATATGTCGGGCACGTCGGCAAATGCCATCTTCTCATCGTCTGTAAATGTGGCTCTTGCCAACGCGCAGTCGTGGTCCATCGGCTCCGGTCGAGCCATTCTCGTCAGTGGCGTCATCTCGGGAGCGTTCAAGCTCACCAGCAACAACTCTGGCGTTATCATCCTCGGGAACGCGAACACCTACAGCGGCGGCACGGACATCAGTGCGGGTACCGTGCGAGTGGGCAACAACCAAGCCCTCGGAACCGGAGCTGGCAGCACCATCACGATGACCGGCGGCACGCTGTCGAGCGACAGTACGTCGGCACGCACTCTTGCCAACGCTCTCTCACTCAACGGTACGATGACGCTGGGCAACGCGACGAACACGGGCGCGTTGACGTTCTCGGGAACGACAACACTTTTGGGCAATACGGCGCTGACTATTCCATCGGCTGTGACGCTGTCAGGCGTAGTGGCGGGAGCGTTCAATTTCACGAAGGCGGGCGCAAACACGCTGACGCTTGGAGCCGCCAACACTGTCAGCGGAACGACCCAGGTAACCGCTGGAACGCTTACGCTCTCTAATGTCAACGGTTTGCAGAACTCGACCGTTGATTGGGGCACGTCGACCGTTGGCACGCTTTCGCTTCCGGCAAGCGCAGTCCTTGGTGGTCTTTCGACAGCCTCGGGGACACTAAACACGTTTACACAGAACGGGGCGTACTCGGTCGGTAACAACAACGCGAGCGCGACCTTTGGCGGTGTTCTCGCAGGTACGGGTGCAATCACCAAAATCGGCACGGGGTCGTGGACTCTTACGGGAAACAACACGAACAGCGGAGCGATCTCTGTCTCCGCCGGAACGCTCAACGCCAACTCGACCACGGCTCTCGGAGCGGCGTCCAGCACAGCGGCAATCTCGGTCACGAGCGGGGCCACGCTGTCGCTGGGCGGCGCGTCGAACATCACCTACTCGTCGCGCACGGTGGCGCTAGCCGGCACGGGCGTATCGAACGCAGGCGCACTCGTCGTCGCCAACGCGGTCACGAACACGTTCAGCGGCATTGCGCTGACGGCAGGAACGCTCGTCCGTGCCTCAGAGAGCGGCACGCTGACCGCGCCGGTCACGACCAACAGCCACAACCTCACGTTCACGGTCGCGGCGGGCAAGACCCTGACGCTGCCTTCCACCTCGGTCATCAGCGCAAGCACGAGCACGGTCTCGTACAACACGGTCAGCGGTGACACGGGAACGGCGGTCGTTTCAGCGCAGAACCTCTACACGAACCCAACGGTCATCAGCCAAGGCACCGTGCGCGTCGGGGCGTCGTACGTCGGCTCACCGGGGAGCGTGACCTCGGGTCCGCTCGGTCGTGGGCAACTCACCTGGAACGGCGGCGCTCTCGACGCTTCGACAACGGCTACGCTCGGCAACAACGTGGTCCTCGGTGGCGATGTCTCGTTCAGCGGAACGGCTGCGTTGACGCTCGCGGGCACGGTTTCACTCGGCGCATCCCGCACCATCACGACAAACGGCTCCGGTGGAGTGTTGACGCTTTCGGGCGTCGTCAGCGGCACTCTCTTTGGAATCACAAAAGCAGGCACAAATAGCCTGATACTGTCGGGAAACAACACCTACACCGGGTTCACGACGCTCGACGCTGGTACGTTGATTGCGGGTCGTGCAACGAACGCTTTCGGTCTTGGCGGTTCGCCTTCTTTTACCGGAGGTTTGTTCATCAACGGCGGCACCCTTGACGCTTCCGTTGCTGCGACCGTGGACCTGCGCGCCTATCTCTCAGCGGACTTTGCCTTTGCCGGTACGGCCGACTTCAAGATATCAACGCTGGCTTCTATTTCGTTGAGTACGGCGGCGTCATCCGTAGCCATCACCACAAACGGAAGCGGTATTCTGTGGTTTGACGCGCCCGTGGGCGAACCGAGCGGCATCAAGGGCATTGTCAAAAAAGGCAACGGTATATTGCGCCTTTCCGCCGACCCGAGTTCGTATCGCGGAGGAACGGAGATTCAGGCGGGCACGTTGCAAGCGGGAGGCGGAGGTTGGGGCTATTCCACCGGGCAATATCTAGGTACGGTTTTTGGTGTGACTATCTCTTCCTCTACGGCAACACTTCAAACGATGACCTCGTTAAATCAACGCGGTCGCTTAACCATACCCTCGCTCACGAACTCCGCTGGCGGAACCATCAAGATCGGCGGGTAGTCCGCCCCTTACCGGCGCACAGCGCCCACCGAAAGGAACGCTCCATGGCACTTCAGGTCTCCCTCCTCGCCGCCGACACGCTGGTCGGCGAGAACTTCCCCGAGAGCTACGTCAAGGTCGAGTTCGTCCGCGCCTGGAAGGCGGACAGCCTCATCTGGGTCAACTACTACGCGAACGGCACGGCGCGAGCCGACCTCAAGCAGCCGGTGAAGCAGCACGAATACACGGTCGCGACCTCGACGCTCGTGGGCGCGAACATCATCGCGGCCAGCTACGAGTACCTGAAGACGCTGCCCGAGTTCGCCGGGGCCATCGACGTGCTCGTGACCCCCGAGCCGACGAACCCGCCCGCGCCTCCGCCGGTCATCGACCTGCCGGTCACGCCCACGCAGCCGTCCGACGAGTCGGTGAACTAGCCATGGCCGAAGGCTTCAAGCCCCCGCCCTCGGCCCGTGCCGCTGCGGCCCACGGCCTCGAGCTTCGCCGCAAGTGGGGCCGGGGCGGGACCGCGGTCGGCGTGGCCCGTGCCCGCGACCTGTCCCGCGGTGCGGAACTGTCCCGCGAGACCGTGGGGCGCATGGCCGCGTTTGCGAGACACCTCGGCCAGCCCGAGAGCGACCCACCGGACGGCGGGCCTAGCGCCCGGGCCATCGCCATCAAGCTCTGGGGCGGCGCGGCCGGCGTGAACTGGGCCAAGGCCAAGATGAATGCCATCCGTCGTCTGAAGAAGGGAGACTGACCGTGCCGTACAAGAGCCAAGCGCAGCGTCGTTTCATGTATGCCGCCGAGGACCGAGGGGATGTTCCCAAGGGCACGGCGAGCCGGTGGTCGGACGAGACGCCGAACGAGAAGAAGCTCCCCGAGCGGGTCAAGGCCAAGAAGGCCGCGTACAACCGGCTGCGTCGAACGGGTGGCTCCGAGTCGCCGTGACCTGTCCCGAACCCTTCGTAATCGAGGAGGGCGAGTGCCGCTTCACGGTGCCGATGACGGTGGTCGACGAGCACGGACACGCGGTCGAGAACGACTACGAGGGACGGAACGGGTGCCCTCATGGAAAGGAGTCGCCGATGAAGGGCGAGTCGAAGCTGGAGCAGGGGGTTCCGACCCTCGGGCATCCCGAGCCTCTTGTTGGCGTGTCCGAGGTGCTGGCGAAGGAAGGACCCATCTCGGGCATGACCGTGGTGCTGGTCGGGCTGGTGCTGGCCTCGGGCCTCGCACTCAAGCTCGTGCCGGCGTGGCTCGACCACAAGACCAAGAAGGCGCAGGTCGACGCCAAGAAGCCGGACTGCTCCTCCCGGCACGTCGCCCTCGAGGAACAAGTCAAGGCGTTGACACAGGTCGTCACCAAGAACGACGAGCGTGCTACCATTCACGAGACGCGGCTATTCGCGCTCGAACAGAAGGAAGAAGAGCATGATGTTGTTTGAGCACGTTCTTGCAGCAATTGGACTAGGAGCGGTGGCACTTCTTTTGGCGGTGTTTGTATGGCTGTTTCGGCACGCCAAGGAACTGACCCCAGTATTCCGGCACGTCGCTTTGGCACTTGAAGCAGAGGCAAAGCGCCTTCAGACAGAAAAACAGGAGAAGAGCAATGACCCTTGAGCACATTCTCGCCATCGTCGGTGCCATCGTTCCGGTCTTTTCGGCCATCGCATCGGCGCTCAACCAGCACGCCCGTTCCGCCGAGGCTCCTTCGGCCAACGTGGCGAAGGCCCAGGTCGTGGTGAACGCGCTGGCGCTGAACCTCGACAAGGTGAAGCAGGCGGCGGCGTTGATCAAGGCGGCGAAGAAGTAGTGAGCGCAACCGCGGCGTGAACTACCGTGAGCGCCGTTGCGGCGCGAACAAGAGCAAGTGAGGAGTTTCCCATGAACCCGCTCGACGTCAAGCGCAAGGCCCTTCAGGCCGTCAAGGTCTTCGGCAAGGAAGGCATGGCCGGCCACCTCAAGGGCGGTTACGGCAAGAAGCCCGCCATCGCCATTTCCATCGAGTCGACGAAGGTCGAGCCCGAGGAGATGGAGGGCGAGGGCGAGGAGTACGGCAAGATGGCCGAGAAGATGGGCGAGACGCCCATGCCGAAGGCCGGTCTCGCCGAGGCCGACATGGCCGAGGAAATGGCCGAGGACAAGGCCGAGGGCGAGATGCCCGGCGAGATCACCCCCGAGCTGCTCGAGATGCTTCTCTCGAAGATGAAGCGGGGCTAGGTCATGGCTTACGACGTGGTCAGCCTTGTGGCGGACGTGCGTCGTCGCGCCATGATTCCGAACTCGACGCAGGTCTTGTCGAACGACGACATCACGTCGTTCCTCAACGACGAGATGGTTGAGTACATCGTCCCGATGCTCATGGCGACGACCGAGGAGTACCTCGTTCACGCCGAGAACCTCGGTGTGCCGGTCTCGACCACCATCACCCTGCCGGCAGACGCCATCGGTCTCAAGATTCGTGACATCCAGATCCAGAGCATGAACTCTTGGATCTCGCTGCCGCGCATCGAACCGGAGTACGAGGCGCAGTTCCTCGCGAGCGGCGACATCCAGGGCTACCTGTTTCGAGGGGCGAACATCCACCTCGTGCCGGTGAACCAGACGCCTTCGGCGCAGATTCGGCTGCTCTACTACAAGCGTCCTGCGGCTCTGACCTACTCGGCGTCGAGCGTTCCCGGCATCCCCACGGACCTGTGTCCGCTGCTCGTGCAGCGTGCCGTGTACCGCTGCCTCGACGCTCTCGGGGACAACCGCGCCGAGGCCGCGGCGGCGAGCGCCGAGCGTACCCGCGTGACGTGCATCCAGCTCATCTCACCGCGTGGCGAAGGCTCGGCTCGCGTGGTCATCAACTACCAAGGTCCCGGGTGGACCTATCGAAGGCGACCGTACTACATGCGGTAGCCCTCGGGTCGGAAGGCTACCGTCATGCCCTTTGAGACTTCTCTCAGCTTCCGTGGTCTGAACACGAGTCCCAACAACCTCGGGGCCGGTTCGGAAGGTGCGCTCGTCGAGGCCGACAACGTCGTCATCCGGTTCCCCGACGTGCTCGAGCCGAGGCGTGGGCAGGAGGCCGTGACGGTCGCGTCGTGGACCAATCCCGTTTCGCAGGTCGCGTTCTTCGACGACGACACGCTCATACACAGCGAATCGGCGGACAAGATCCGGTTCGTAGGGGCCGCTCAGAACCTGACCGGCAACTACTCGGCCGCGCAGCCCGAGGGGTACACGTCCTATCGACTCAAGATTGCCGTGAACGGTCGTCACCTTCACGCCGCGACGGACAAGGGTGTCGTCGTCATCGAGTCGGCGGACACGGTCACGCCCCGCGTGAGCGGGATTCAGGCACCGACCCTACCCCTCGGCGCGGTCGTTCCCGATACGGGCTCGCCCGTGCCGCCCGGGTGGCTGGCGGACGGCGAGTCGGTCGCGTACCGAGTGGTCTTCGGCTTCAAGGACGAGAACGACGTCATCCACCTCGGACCTCCGTCCGAGCGCATCATCGTCACGAACACGACCGGGAGCCTCGGGAACGTCTACCTCGGCGTGCTGCTCATCACCGCTCCGGTCGACGTGAACGGCGACCTCATCCCCGGTCTGTTCGTCCAGTTCTACCGTTCAGCCATCGTCACCTCACCGACGCTGCCTACGGAACTGCTCCAGCTCGCGACCGAAGTGAACGTTGACACGGCCGAGTACACCCGCAACAGCGAGTTCTTCACGACGGACATCGCGCCGCCCCAGTTCGTCGCGGCTCAGTTGCCGCTCTACACGAACGACGAGCAGGAAGGCGCGACGCAGGCCAATTCCCCCGCGCCCTACTCGACGGACCTCGCCTCGTGGTCACAGAGACTATGGTACGCGAACACGCGCCAGCCCGACTCGCTCGCCGTGCAGCTTCTCGGTGTGGGCGGAGGCGGGAACACGAATCTCGACGCCACGGGTCTTCGCGTCGGCGACACCGTCACCATCGACACGGGCGCGGCGAGCGTGACGCTGACCGCGAGCACGGCCACGGACTCCAACGCGCAGACGTTCCAGGTCTACAGCGCGGGCACCCCGGCCGAGAACATCTCGAGGACGCTGGAGCAGCTCGCGACCTGCGTGAACGGGCAGGTGGCTCTCGACCGCTCCGACATCATCGCGTACCTCGTGACCGACACGACGTTCGACATTCGGTCGAACATTCTCTTTCGCCGCCTGACCGTGGACGCGGCCTCGTCCGTTGGCTTCACGGTCACCTACGCGACGCCAGACCTTCTCATCACGAGCATGACCACGGCTGCGGGGGTCACGACCGTGACGACCGGCACGGTGCCGCACCGGCTGCTTGTCGGAGATGCCGTTCGCTTTACACGGGCGGGCTACCCTACGCTGAACGTGCGCGTGACCAACGTGGTTGACGCCGACACGTTTGAGATCGCCGGTCTCGTTTTTCCGTATCTTGTGTACACGCGCGTGAAGCGCCGCTTCGCCAACACGGTCTGGAACCCGGACTTGTCGGTCGGGCAGTCGTCCGAGAACCAGCTTTCCCCCGAGCGGCTGTACTACTCCAAGGTCCTCGAACCGGAAGCGGTCCCCGCTCTGAACTACATCGACGTCGGAACCGCCGGCAAGCCCATCCTCCGCATCCAACCGCAGCGCGACCGGCTCCTCGTGCTGAAAGAGGAGGGCACGTTCGCCATCTACGGGGACTACCCCTTCTCGGCGCAACTCGTGGACGACACGGTGCAGCTCATCGCCCCGGACTCGGTGACGGCCATCGGTTCGACGGTCTTCGCGCTCATGGACGACGGCGTCGTCGCCATTACCGAAGGGTCGATTCAGCCCATCGACGAGCCCATCGACTCCCTGCTCAAGCCCTACTTCGCCTCGTCGAAGCTCACGACCACGGCCACGGCCTTCGGTGTCGGGTACGAAAGCGAGAAGGTCTTCGCGCTGTTCATGCCGAACATCGGGGTCACGGGCTACGGGGCGAAGGCGTATGTCTACGGCCTGACCTCGGGTGCCTGGACGACGTGGTCGTTCCCCGTTGAGCGCAAGTGCGGCCGCGTGAGCCCGTCGCTCGACGCGGGGTTCTACGGGCTACAGGGTCCGACGCGCTACCTCGTGAAGGACCGGAAGACGTCGTCCGTCGAGGACTATCTGCAAGAGACCAATGGCTCCATCGTCTCGACGGTTCGGTGGGCTCCGACCACGCTCGGGACACCCTACGCCACAAAGCAGGTTCGCGAGGCGCACTTTCATTTCCGTGAGGCCAAGAGGAACCTAGACAACACTAGATTTGTCGAGGCGACGTTCTCGCTCAAGACCGACATCGTTCCCGCGGGAGAAGACATCCCGGTGATCGCACTGACGGACGCGACGATTCCTGCCTCCTCTGTCATCGGTCCCGCCGAGCTTCCGCTCCAGTTCCGCAAGCTCGTGCCGCAGACCGTACAGCGAGCCACCTACTACACGCTCGGGTTGTCGGCGACGGTGAACCGGAGCTACTGGGCGCTGAACGGCTACACGCTCGTCTTCGACTCGACCAGCGAACGCACGGGAACCGTGAGGTAGTCCATGGCGAAGATCCCCCCGCTCACACGTCTGCGAACGGACGACTTCAAGGACATGACCGAGGACGTCAAGCCGGTCATGGAGCAGCTCGCCTATGCCATCAACCCGTTCATCTCGGCCACGCGCAACGCGCTGGCGCAGAGACTGACCTGGGCGAACTTCGCCGCCCTTCGCAAGACCGTGAAGGTCCGGTCGGACTCGTTCCCGCTCTTCGTCTCGACGAAGGAGATGACGGGCCTGCCGGACGTGGTCTTCGTAACGCAGTGCTTCGACACGACGGACCGTGTGCCGGCGCTCGCGCCCCGCATCGCATGGGGTCGGAAGACCGCGAACGGAATCCCGGGCATCGAGTTCACGGCCATGTCGGACCTGACGACGGGCCATGAGTACGAAGTGTCGCTGCTCGTGACGAGCGGCGGGTAGTGCAGACGAACCTAAGTGACCGGCAGGGAACAAGGAACAACGAGAGGTGCAAAATGCCGCGTTTTGAAGACATCGGTGGTGGTCAGGTCGAGGATACCGAGACGGGCCTCGTGTGGCAGAAGGTTCCGTCCGCCGCGAGCCTGTGGGACGAGGCCGTCGCCTCGCTCGTCGGGAGCAAGCGCATCCCGACCTTGGACGAGGTCAAGGGTCTGCTCGACGGGCAGAAGGCCGTTCCCGCCGACTTCGCGGCTGCGTTCGGCGAGGGCAACGCCCCGGTGGACTGGTTCTGGTGCCACGTCATTCCGGTCGGCAAGCAGGCCGAATGGGCCGCGGGGCCGAAGACCGAGGAGCTGGCCGAGAAGCTATCGGCCGAGAAGCCCGGTCATGTGGCCGCGTGGTCGAACTGGGCGGGCAACAAGCCGGTGACCCGCCGGATTCTGAAGGCGATGCTCCGGTCGGTGGAGTAGACCGTGGCTCTGACACCTAGCCCCGCACGCTCGTCGTTCAAAGACCCTCGGGAGACCGGGGAAGCGGCCAATCAGCGGCTGTCGTCGTACTTTGAGGGCAAGGCTGAGAACAAGCCCGCGTTCTCGTACTCAACGGGCGGCGGCGAAGCTCCCGCGTCCAGTGGTAGTGCACCCGCGCCCGCGGGTCCGAAGGCACCGACCTCGACCGGCGGCTCGGGGTTCGTGAACTTCGGTCAATACTTCGGAGCGAACGCGCCCGCGGTTCAGGCGCAGGCCGAGAAGGCGGCGGCAGGAGCCAAGGACTTCGGGGCGTTGAACGTCATGCAGGGTCCCGGCGGCATGGGCACCGGCACGCAGCCCCCGAGTGCGTTCGACGTCATGCTCGGGCAGGGCACGACGTCGCGGGAAGCGGCCAAGGAAGGGCAGCAGCGGTTCAAGCAGCTCTCAGAACGGCTCGGAACGCCCCTTCAGGACCCGCAGCAAGCGAACGTCATGCGGTACAATGAGTACCTGCGCCAAGGTGGTTCTTCCGGCACCTATCGCGATCTTTCAGAGGACGAAAAGAAGTGGGTTCGCGCTGCCGTGGACGGCACTTCTTTCGTCTAGCCTCTAGGACTCACCCATGTTGACCGGACTTGAAGTGATGGCTCTCGGTGCGGGGATCGGTGCGGTCGGCAACATGGTTGCCGCGTACATGGCCTCGGGCAACGCCGACAAGGCCAACGAACTCATCCAAGCCGCCGTTGAGAAGTACGGCCCCGAGGCCGAGGGCGTCATCAGCGACTATGCGTCGCAGGAACTCGCCACCTCGGGCCTGAGCGCCGAGGCCGAGGCTCCCGAGGCGGTCGCGGCCCAGCGCGAGGCCCTGCGACGAATGCAGCAGGTCGCGGCCGGCGGGTACACGCCCGAGGAAGAGGCCGCGCTTCGGAACATTCAGTCGCAGACCGCGGCCATGGCCTCGAGCCAGCAAGCGGCCCTTCAGGGCCAGCTTCAGCGGCAGGGTGTCCTCGACTCCGGTGCCCGCATCGCCATGCAGCAAGCCGCCGGTCAGGCCGCGGCGAACCGTGCCGGACAGGCGGGACTCGAGACGGCGGCGCAGGCTCAGCGTCGAGCGTTCCAAGCCATGCAGGGCCTCGGTGGCCTCGGGTCGCAGGTCCGTGGTCAGGCTTACGGTGAGGCCGAGCGTCGGGCGCAGGCCGAGGACCAGAAGCGGCTCTTCGAGGCGAGCTCCCGGCTCAATGTGGCGTCGAACAAGGCCAATCTCGCGTCGGGTGCCGGACAGGCTCAGGGCCAGTTCGGTCAGGTCGGACCTTCCATGGGCGCGGCCGGTGCTACGGCTCTCGGGACGGGTCTCATCTCGTATGGGTCCCGCGGGCAGGGCCTGCAAGACGACCTGTTCAAGAAGAAGGGTGGGTAGTCATGGCGACGCCGATGTTCCGAGACCTGTCTCGCGCTTTCGGGGCACCCGAAGAAGGACGAGAACTGTGGTCCGGTGTTCCCGTCGAAGAGGAACCGGCCTACGCCGAGGAGCTGTTCGGCAAGGCTAGTGAGGCCGCACTCGCTCGCGAGGCCATGAAGCCGAAGGAAGGGTACGTTCCTCCTCTCGCGGGGCCTGCGGTCGAGCCTTCGCTCGACTCGACTCTCGCTCCGATGCCTTCGGGCATTCGGTCCCGCAAGCCCTCCGAGTTCGTTCCCGAGACGGCCAAGACTCCCGCCATCACTCCGGTCCCTGTGTCTGCGGGACCGTCGCCTTCCGCCCCAGCCCCTTCGTCCACGGTGACGAAGACCCTGACCGCGCCTCCGCCTCCGCCCGCCGCACCCGTGGCCGGTGCCGGGGGCGACGCGGACCTCGACCGGCTGGCTTTGGGACAGTCGCTCATTCAGGGCCTCGAGACCTTCGGCTCGGCGGTCTCGGGCAAGAACCTCCGCTCGGGCATGGCCGAGTCGCTCGGTGAGCGGTATCGGCAAGCCCAAGCCCTTCAGGCCAAGAGGGCGGAGCAGGGCCTTGTTGATGCGCAAGCGCAGGCCAACAACCGTGCTCAGGTCGAATATCTGATGCAGCGGTTTCCCGAGCGGCGCGAGGCCCTTGCGGGTCTGCGCGACATGACGAAGTCTCCCAACTTCTCGCAGATGCTCCGAGTCGAGGAGCAGATAGCGTTGGATGCGGCGCGTGCAGGGAAGACCCGGGCCGACACAGAGGCTGTCCCGGAACGAGTCGAGCAGAAAGACACGCAGATCACAGAGACGGAGCGCCACAACCGAGCGATGGAAGCGGCGGCCTTCCTTCGCGCACAGCGTGTGGCGGGAGAGGCGGCAGGCGAGCGTGGCGTCAAGCCCGAGGCCCTGACGAACAGGCTGGAAAAGCTCAAGACCGTCACGCAACCCTATCAAGAACTCGCCTCTGCCTTGCAGGAAGCGGACAGCGCTCTCACGAATCTCGGCGCGGGACAGGTTTCCACGCTGGGCAAGGTCGGGGCAAAGCTCGGCGTGTTCGGCGGCCCCCTCGTCACGACGCCCGAACTTCGTGCGTTGGAAGCGCAGCAGGGTCTCAAGGAGAGCTATCAGAAGCTCAAGACGGGACTTGCGGCAGTCGGACAAGAACTCACGTCCTTTGAACGACGCTTCGGGCTGAACTGGTACAGCGACCCGCGCATGGCCCCGTTGGCAATCGAGACACTCAAGGGCGTTGTTCGTGACGCTCTTGCTCGGTCGCAGTCGCCCTACGGCGCGGGAACGGGGAAACCGGAAGTTGATCAACTTGAGGTCTTGAGCATCCTCAAGAACACGGGCGGTTTGACCGCGGACAGCCCCATCTTCCGGTCGAATCCGACGTTGGCGAAGGCGGCGGGTATGGCCCCTGCTCCGGCTCCGGCGGCACCCGCGCCTGCCGAGAGCAAGGTCCGTATGCGTAGCCCGGAGGGACGCACGGCCAAGATTCCCGCAGGTGAAGTCAAAGCCCGGAAGGCTCAGGGCTGGACGGAGGCACCCTAATGGCGACGCTGACTGAGCCTGAGTGGGAAGACGAAACGCCGACCACGCTCACGGAGCCGGAATGGGAAGACGCCGCTCCTGCGCCTCGTGCTGCGGCACCCGCTCCCGCACCCGCACCCGCTCCTGCGCCCGAGGAGGCTGGCTTCATCGCCGGCCTCGGACGCGGCCTCATCGACATCACCCCTGGCGGAAAGGCTGCGGTCGCCGCAATTGAGTCGACGTTCAGCCCCAAGACCTACGGCGAGAGCCGCAAGGAGGTCGAGGAGCGTTTTGCCAAGACCGCCGAGGAGGCCCCGGTCGGAACGGCCTTCGGTCGCGTGGGTGGTCTCATCGCCGAGCCGTGGGCTGCGGGGCGCGTTGGCGCGACGGCTTTGCGTGTTGCTGCCCCGGCTCTCGCCGAGGGTGCGGGACGCATTCCGATGCTGGCTCGCTACCTTGCGTCGGAAGGTGCTCAGGCTCCGCTGACTTTCGCGCAGGCCAAGGAAGAGGGCGCGACGACGGGCGAGGCGGTTGGTGTGACGGGCATCTCGGCCCTCGCTCCCGCAGCACTGCGCGGCGTTGAGCGTGCCGGTGGTGCTGTTGCCCGAGGCACCGCAGAACTAGTCAAGGACCGAGGCGTCGTGGCGAAGGGCTTGTCGTTGCCGGTACGGGGCGCTGCTCGTACCGCACAGGCTCTCCCCTCTGCGCTTCCCATCGGCGCGACGCTCGTCGGTGGTGTTCCCGAGAGCACCGAGGAAGCTACCGAGCGTGGGTTGATGCTCGGACTCGGTGCCGCGGGAACGGTTGGTGGTCTCGCTCGTGCCGGTCTGTCTAGGCTTCAAGCCCCGCTGCCCGGGAAGCGTGAACGCGCCATCGTTCAAACGCTGGAAGGCAAGGTCCGCGCTCCGACACGAGAGGCTGCGGAGAAGGTAGCCTCGGCCGAACTTTCCGTCGCTCGTGAGGCGGAGAACGAAGTCCGTACCGCTCGCAAGGACAGGGTTGATACCGAGCGTCGTCTTGAGGACCTTCAAGGCCGTCTTCAGAAGGCGTCCGCCGCAGAGCGCTCGACCTTGGAAGGTCAGATCGCGAAGGCTCGCACCTCGGTCGACGAGGCTGCGTACAAGGAACTCGGAGCCACGCAGAAGAGGGCCAACTCCGACTTCCACAAGGCTGTCGGAGACGCCCACAAGATCAACGTCCGCGCCGAGCAGCTCGCAGCCCTTGGGACTCGTGAGGACGCGGCGCTTGCCAAGAAGCTGCGCGAACTCGACGAGCAGATTGCGGGTGCCGAAGCCTCGGTTCGCGGCGAAATCGCGAACCTGCACGGCACGGCCTTTGGACGACTGCTCGACATCGACCGCGCGGACGAGACGCTCGCCCCGTACATCAACAGCCGCTCCCCGCTCCCGCCGCAGTGGGTTGACATGTTGGTCAGCCTCAAGGGAACGCGCGAAAAGTGGACGGAGCCGGTCCTCGCTCCCGTGAAGCGGTACATCGACAATCCCGACCAGTACATCGCGGAGGAGATTGCCAAGAAGACCGCGGCCATTCGCGACGAACAGCGCAAGCTCATCGCGCTGGCTGATCGGCGAGTAGCGTCCGCTCCGAACTACAAGGAGATTGCGGCGCAGGAAGCAGCGGCCAACGAGAAGGCAAACCTGACGCCCGAGCAGATTCAGGACATCGCCGGTCGCTTCGGGCTGCGCCTGTCCGACGAGGCGATGGCCGGTATCGCGGATCGTGGGTACTCGCTTCGTTACCAGACCGAGCGCCCGACAGCCGACCTCCAGATCGCGACGATGCGTGCTCCTCGCCCCGGCGAGCCGAGCCGTGCCATCGGCGAGCCGTTCGACGTGGCTCGTGCGCAGCAGCGCGTTCGCGAGCTTGAGAATCAGCTTCGCACGGCTCCTGTGGAGAGCAGCCGCGCCATCGAAGAGCAGCTCGCCGCAGAACGAGCCAAGATGGAACGTCGCGCGGCGGAAGACGCCGTCCTTCGCGGCTCGGCCTTGCCTTCGGCTGCTGAAGAGGGTCTGCGAAGGGCGCAAGCGGCGCAGGCGACGGCGGGTCCTCGCGCGGCGGAAGACTTCGTTCCGGCCACGCCCGAGGAACAGGCATCCGTCGAGCGTGCTTTGCAGCGAGGCCGTCGTGTCGTCGAGGGGCTGGAGCCGGAGGTTCGCATCCCTGGCGAAGTGCCGGAGCGTCCGCTGGAAGGTCTTGGTCTTCCGTCTGCGGTGCTCGGTCTCCTTGCGTCCAAGGGTGCTCGTTTCAACCCGAACACGCTCAAGGCCACGGGTGGCTGGCTCCGGTCAATTCTCAACGTGTCTGACCCCGCTCAAGCGAGGGAGTTCTTGGCGACGCTGGAGCGCGGGGAGCGGTTTGCTGACCCGGCGACCGCTGCTGTGCTTCTCGGTCGATTCGACGAGATTCTCAAGTCGAACATCCAGAGCGCGGCCAAGTGGCGCAACGTCGCAGAGAAGACGAACCTGACGAACGCCATGTTGCAGGCCATCGCTCAAGACCCCGAAGTTCGAGCGCGGCTCACGGCAACTCCCGCCCCCTGAACAAGCCCTAGTGAACCCCGCATCTTCCGAGCCACGACACCATGAGCGCCTCGCCCGTCCAGCAGCATCCGCCCCTTGAAGCTCTGAAGCAATGGTGGCCGATACTCTTGAGCGCGGTGATGGGGCTGACGGGACTCGGGGCGATGTACGCGACCATGACCGCTCGGTTCGACGCCCTCGAGCACCGCGTCGAGGGCCTCGAGGCCGACCGAAGGCACGACCGGGACACCGTCGCCCAAGTCCTCGAGGCCGTACAGAAGACCGACCGGAGGCTCGCTCTTTGGATTTGCCGGCAGGACCCTAGCCGGTGCGCGGAGTAGATGATGACCATGGACTGTCCGAAGTGTTGGGGCCACGCGAAAGCGTGCGTCCGTTGCGGCGGTGACGGGAAGTGCGACGACGTCCAGCTCTCGCCGCATTTCCGTCTGTCCGAGCTGCTAGCCTCGGGCACCGCGAAATCGAAGGGTCTGGACAACGACCCGTCGCCCGAGGTGCTCGCGAACCTGAAGAAGCTCTGCGTCGAGGCCCTCGAGCCCATCCGTGCCAAGGTCGGCCCTCTCAAGATCAACTCGGGCTACCGCTCGGACGCGGTGAACAAGGCCGTGGGCGGGAGCACGACGAGCGCCCACTCGTTCGGCCTCGCGGCGGACCTACACCCGGCTCACGGGTGCAAGAAGCTCATGACCGACATCTTGGCGAGCGGCGTGAAGATCGACCAGGTCATCTTCGAGAGGACGTGGGTCCACGTCGGCCTCTTGCACCCGAGCACGAAGACCCAGCGTGGTCAGGCCCTGTCCATGTTCGTCGTGAACGGGAAGACGACCTACGAGCCGTTCGACCCGAAGGACTCGCGCATCGCCTAGAGCTTCAAGAGCGTCGGAAGTTCGTAGTCCTGAAGGCTCTCGACGAAGGTCGCTGCATTCCGTCCACCGATGAAGTTCAGTCGACGGATGATGCACGCCCTCGTCGCTTCGACGGCCTGACGAAAGACCTCGATGTCGTGATCCTGAGCGTCTGTCGTGATGTGCTGCTCCGGGTAGTCCATCTCGACGACTCGGGCAACGAGGTGCAAGGGCGCGTCGTGCTCGTTCAGCAGGTCGATGATGGCCTGCTGCATGGCCTCGGCACCGCGCTTGAAGTCTTCGGTCACGGCGACTCCTTTCCTTCCTTCTTGGCCTTGGCCCGAAGACCGGCACGCTTCGTCCATTCGCTCCGCATCTCGGCCTTGACGTCTTCCCAATAACCACCGGCATCGGCCATCTGATCGGCGAGGACGCGAATGCGGTGCAACTCGTCGAGCAAAGCGTCACGTTCGGCCACGAGAATCTTGACTTGAATGAGTAGCTTGCTCACGTCCTGACAGTACTGCACGCGCAGCGGGCCGAGGTTCAAGTCCTTGGAGATCATGTCCACGCGGTCGCTGTAAGCCTTGATGTGGTCCGGTGTCATCGCTCTACCCCTCGGTACCAGCACCCCCAGCACACGCTCTCGTACCGCTCCGACCCACCCACGAACCCCTCGGGCGCGTCCTTCTTCCGGCGGGTCTGGTACGCCTTCAGGCCGCACGCGCACTCGCTTGAGAGCTTGTGAACGACGTCCGCATGGGCCAGTAGTCCCGGCATCTGCCCGAAGTATTCGGCGGTCGATGTCCGGTCGAGGCCGGCGAGAAGGACCGTGACGCCCCGCTCACGGGCGCTGCGAACGAAGCCCGTGATGCCGTGCGAAAAGAACTGCACCTCGTCGATGGCAACGACCTTCGTGTTCGGTGCGGCGTTGAGGGCCTGCTCGAGGTCGAAGACCGCCCACGCGGGCCGAGCCGCGAGAGACACGCCCGAGTGCGTCGTCACCGCGTGTCCCGAGTCGTAGCGCGTGTCCGAGGCGTGCTTGAGCAGCAGCACCGGCACACCGGCCTCCTGGAACTGGTACACCCGGTCGAGCAGCCCCGTGGTCTTGCCGCTGAACATCGGCCCCGTCCACAGCTCGATGGTCGCCATGTCAGTGCCCTCCCACGAAACGGGTGCGCTGCGCCCAGTGGTCCCGCAGAGCCACCGGCCGGTCCTCGGTCGCCACGACCTCGCGCAAACGAAGGACCTCGTCGAGCAGCGCCCGGATGTCGTCGTTCGTCCACCTCACCTCGACGTGCGTGCGAAGCAGGGTGTCGTACCTCTTCAGGTCCTTGTCGGTCACAGCGAGTCTCCGAAGACGAGGTCGAACGCCTCGGGCGTGAAGATGACGAGCTCGCCGTCGTGGACGACGGCCCAGTCGTTCGGGTGCAGGTAGCGGTGTTGCTTGTTCCAGAACAGCGTCACGGCAGCGACGTAGGGCGTGATCTGCACCTCGACGCTCGGGTGGATTTCCTTGAGCGCCTCGATCCAGCCGTAGCCCGAGAACTGGACGGCGGTCACGTTCAGCGTCTTCGCCGAGCAGAAGCGGAGGGTCATGACCGGCCTCCAATCTCCTGCTCGAGGCGGACGATGTGGGCCATGAGGTACTGACCCATGTCGAGGGCCTCCTCGAGCGCCATCATCTTCCAGCAGAACTCGTCGTTGTGGTCGAGCCCCCGCCCGTAGGTCTTCCGGCCCTGCGCTCGTCGTTCAGCCACCAGCTCGTCGAACCGGCGCTCGGCTATCGTTCGGTCGTCCATGTTCCCTCTCTTCGGCCCCTACGGCCTCGTCTAGTGCCTTGCCGAAGTCGCCGGCACCGTGCCGACGCTCCGGGTCGTTCCGTTCCTGCGGACCGCGCCACGGTGACGCCGAGAGCACGGGCGCTATCGGCGTCACCCGCACGACCTAGTTCTCGGTCTTCGGCCGGGACTCGGCGTACTGCTTCTTGTACTGCGCGACCTTGGCCTCAAGCAGCGCGGCGTGGGCCTCGTCCTGCCCGTTCGGGGTCACGGCGAGGAAGCCCTGAATCTGGCCGACGCGCAGCTGAATGCCCTGGTCGGGGATGAGCACCGTGGCCTGTGAGATGCCGTCGTCGCCCGTGACCCAGCCCGAGACCACGCGGGTCTCGGTCTTGTCGTTCTGGGCGTCGTAGAAGTGAGCGGTGAAGCGAATGCCGTTGTCGATGGCGAACGAGGTGAACATGAGCCCTCCTTGGGCGAAGGTCCCGCCCGTGAGGGCGGGACGCGGGTTGCGGGACGTGGACTAGAGGTCGCGCTCGAGGACGCGAGCGACCTGCGAGCGGAACTTCCACTCGGTGAAGTTGAGGTAGGCGACCTTCTCGGCGGCGAAGAGGTCTACCACGTTCTGGTAGGTCTTGCCCTCGGCGAGGAGCGCCTGAACACGGGCCTTGACCTCGCGGTGCTGGGCACGACCGGCCTCGTCGACCACGAGCTTGTTGCCGTCGCGCACGAAGCCCAGAGGAATGTTGCCGGCGACCTCACCCTTGGCCTTCTTGGCGGCGAGAGCGCCCTTCGTGCGCGAGATGATGAGGCTGCGCTCGAACTGGCTGAAGGCGTCGATGATCTGCCGCATGAGCACGGCGGTCGGCTCGTTGGACTCGGGGATGCCGTCCGCGGAGATGACGGTCGCGCCCGCCGACTCGACGCGCTGCGTGACCATGCCGACCTTCATGACGTCGCGGGCGAGACGGTCGCGCTTGGCGACGAGCAGGACGCCCGCGTCGTGGGCCTCGAGGGAGTCGACCGCGGACTGAAGCCCGGGGCACTCGTGCAGCGGCGCGGCACCCGACACGCCGATGTCACGGAAGGTCTCGACGACGGTCATGCCGAGGCGCTCGGCGTACACGCGGCAAGCCTCGGCCTGAGCCTCGGGGCCGAGGTGCTGCTCGTCGGTCGAGACGCGGATGTAGACGAGGCAGCGGGTCTTGTTGAGAGCGGTGACGGTCTTCTTGGCCATGATGTCCCTCGGTCGTTGTGGTCAGCCCCTCAGCCGACGAACAGAACCGTACCGCGACTCGTGGCGAGACGGCAAGAGAAAAGCGACGGGGGTATCCGAGTCGCGAAAAAATAGGGGCCGGAAGGTGCTTTCAAGCTCTCGGCCCCTATTTTTTCCAAAGCCTCACTTCTTCCCGCCCTCGGACAGGTCGACGAACCAGTCCAGGTGCCTCGCGAGGTCGCGCAGCACGCGGGTCTGTGAGGCCTTGGTGGCGTCGCTGACGACCGTCACCTCGTACAGCGTGTAACCGTCGTCATCCGTGTCGATGATGCGACCCGTCACAGAACCTCGTCCAGTGTGCGTCAGTTCGATGATGAACTTCACGACTTGTCCTCGGGGTCGGGGAGGGTCATGCGCTCCTCGCTTTGCGAATGGTCAGTTTTACGGGCCTGCCCTGCGCCATTTCGATCAGGCGCTTTGCCAGCACCATGACCTCCGAGCAGGGAATGCGGAGTTCTCCGTGCGCGCCCTTTGCGCTCACCAGCACGCGCACGCATTCACGGTCGCGGTCGTCGCTGTATCCCGGCTCGAAGGTGAGGCGCGTCTCGTACTCATGGTCCCCTACGACCAGTGCTTGCTCGACATAGGTACTCACGGCTTATCCTCGGGGTCGGGCAGGTGGCGCAGCTCGTCGAGAATGCACTCGGCTGAACGACACCACGCCGAGTCGAGGTCCGAGTGCTTCGGGAGGTTCGCTCGCTTGCGCGCGACCACGACCGCCGCCTCCCGCATCGCTGCCACGCCGCGAGCGAAAGCGATGTCACGCTCGGCGGTCAGCCGCAGCACCTCGTCGTACTGCCGCTCGTTCTGCTTCACAAGCCCGGTGCAGGACTCACGCATTCCCTCGACCTCCGCGAGTAGGGCAGGAACGTCCTGCCTCACGAATAGCCACACGTCGTTTCGAGGCTTGTTGGCCTCGATGCTACGAGCGCGAGCGCGGATGGCGTCTAGTTGTTCGCGGGTCATCGTGTGAACTTCCTTTTCGGAACGGTCTTGGTCTTTTTGGGCGCGGGGAAGCGGTAGTCGGACAGCATGTACGTCGTCACGCCGGTCGAGAGCTTGTGGTCCTCCCAGAGCGCCTCTCGCTGCCGCTTGGCTGCGGCTTCGGTCCTGTGAATGCCCATGATCTCAACCATGCGGACCGAGACGTCCGGCGACTTTCGCTCCACGACGTACACGTTCATGTTGCCCTCGACGCACCCCTACGATGCGTTCGGAAAAAATATCGCCCTATCCCGACTGCGTCCAGCACATTGTGCCTCAGACTCGGCGGCGCGGACTCCTCGACGATGAGCTTCTCGTGGTCGTCGAGCGCCTTCACGAGCCTCGCGTGATGCACGTCCTTCGGCACCGATCCCTTCCATTCCCTCGGACGCACCGCGAGGTAGTCCTTCGCGACCACGTTCGCGGTGAACACGGCGACGACGCTCGCGAGCTGGAGCAGGTCGTCCGGGTCGCCTTTCGACGCACCGGCACGGTAGACCTGCGGGTACTCGCTCACGAAGTGCTCGACGCGCCACAGGTCCACGGGCATGGCTTCGACGAACCCGAGCCACGCCTCGGGTCCGCCGCCCTTCTTCACGGGGTTCTTCAGGTACTTCGCGGTCAGGAGTACGCCATTCGCGTCGAAGTACGCGAGACCGCACCCTCGAAGGCCCGGGTCGAGGGCGAGGAGGTGGGGGTAGGTGCGGGTCGGGATCACAGCGTCCCCTTCACGAGAGCGTCGAGCCTCGTGCCGATCCATCGCATCACGGGTACGGCCATGCTGTTCCCCATCGCGCGATACCGAGGGCCGTCGGGACACTCGCTCGCGGGCTTGCCCTTCCAAGGGATGAGCGTCCAATCCGCAGGAAAACCCTGTAAAAACTCACATTCTATCGGAAGGAGTCTTCGGACCTGCATAGTGGGCGTGGGTTGCAACCCACCCGCGACCTCGAAATCCGTCGAGAAGCCGCCTCCCGACGAGGCTCTCGCGCCAAGGGTGCCGGTGACCGTCGCCACCGCTGCCGTCGCACACCCGCCCTTCGACCCCGTGCCGAGCGCGTGCTTGACCTCGACCGAGGAGATGGGGTCTTGCGTAGGGTGGAATGCAATCGCCGGCACTATCAGCGTCCCTCTACCCGTGCCGTCTTCGGTGGCACCGTCCGAGACCGTCAGAGCGTGGGTCCGATGGCCGGTGGCGCACACGGGCTGGATATGCGGCACCAGCCGTCCCGTGTAGGCGTCCTGTCCCGAGTACGCGCCGGGGTGTGTGTCGCTGCACAAAGTGCCGACGATGTCTACGCCGACTCGGCCACCGCTCTCAGCGCCCGGTCGAGCGCCTCGGGCAGGGCCTTTCCGCGCTTTGCCGCTCTTCGCAGAATCCCCGCGCAGGCTTTCGGGCTCAAAAAGAACCTTGGCGGGATGGGGCCGGTCACCAAGACTCGCGACAACGAAGACTCGACGGCGTCGCTGGGGAACTCCGAAGTATTGAGCATCCAAGACCCGCACGGCGAACTGATAATTGAGTTGGCCCAGCGCCCCGAGGAAGGTTCCAAAATCCCGTCCTCCGTTCGACGACAGGACACCGGGGACGTTTTCCCAGACCAGCCAAGGGACTCGCAAATGCTCTGCCAACCCGAGGTAGACGAGCATGAGGTTGCCTCGGGGGTCGTCGAGTCCCTTGCGGAGACCGGCGACGGAGAACGACTGGCAGGGGGTTCCGCCCACGAGAACGTCAACTGTGCCTGGCTCAATGGGCCACTCCTTGTACTTCGTCATGTCCCCGAGGTTCGGGACGTCGGGGAAACGGTGCTTGAGGATCGCGCTCGGGAAGGGTTCGATCTCGCTGAACGCGACCGGCGTCCAGCCGAGGTCGTGCCACGCTACGGATGCGGCTTCGACGCCGCTGCACACGGACAGGTAGCGCATCGCCTAGCTCCGCATGGGCATGATGACGCAGAATGCCTTCGCGTCCTCGCCGTTCACCACGAGGATGGGCGTGAGGTCGTCCGCCGGCAAGTGCACCGTGACGTGGTCGCACGTCCACGAACCGAGCGTCTCGCGCAGGTACGCGCCGTTCAGGCGGAACTTGCACTTCGTGACCTCGGGCGTGACCGGGAACCACTCGGTCGCGGTCGCGCCGTCGAACGGATCTATGGTCGAGAGCGTCATGCGCCCGTCCTCGACCCGGAAGTCCACGCTCTCGTTCACGATCTTCATCCGGCCCATGACCGCGAGCAGGGCCTTCCTATCGAACGACGCCCCCGGACCCTCGGTCTTCGGGATGACGGCCTCGTACTGAGGGAACTGGCCGTCGATGAGACGGGCCTGGATGTGCTCGCTCTCCGAGCAGATGTTGATGGTGTTCTCGCTCACCGTCAGGTCCCACGCCTCGGTCTTCCCGTCGAGGGCCTTGAGCAGGACCGCAGCCGTCTTGCGCGAGACGATGACACCGCCGCCCGTGTCTTCCGCCCGCGCCACCTCGACGACGTGCTGTGCTAGACGATGCCCGTCCGTGGTCGTGGCCTTCAGGGCCCCGCTCGACGCCTCGAGGAACGTGCCGTTGATGGTGTAGCGGGTCTCGTCGAACGACACCGCGTAGGCCACGCGCTCGAACGTCGCACGCAGGGCCTCGGTCTTCACGGGGAACGTGACGCCGTCCTTCGGCTCGGGCACCGCGGGGTACTCCTCGACGGGCAAGGTCGCGAGCTTGAACTCGATGTCACCCGACCGGACCACGAGCTTCGTCTTCTCGACGGCCAGCTCCACCTTCCCCTCGGGCAGCGAACCGACGATGGCGACGAGGGCCTTGGCGTTGACCGCGACCTTCCCTTCCTTCGTCGTCTCACCGGACACCGCGCCCGTGTAGGCGACCTCGAGGTCGTAGGCTTGAACGACGAGGTCGTTGCTCAGCGTCTCGAGCTTCGCCGCCGCGAGGATGGGCAGCGTGTTCTTGTGCTCGGTGACGGACGCAGCCTTGTGCAGGGTCGCGAGCAGGGTCTTCTTCTGGGTGGCGAACTTCATTGAGCAGCTCCCGAGTCGATGCCAACATCGACCCACATGTCGTTGTTTTCGTACACACGGACGTTCACGAGGCAGAATCGAGGATCTTTGCGAAGCAACTTGAGCCTTTCCCACAGGTACGTCGCGATGTTCTCGGCCGTGGGTTGAGCAGCGGCAATAGCCCCAGCGGGTGTGCCGTCTTTCAACGACTCGTTGAGGAAGGTGTGGTCGATCTTCTTGAAGATGGGGGCCACGATGACGTCAAGTTCTTCGATGTCCACGACCATCCCGTTCTTCATCACTTCCCAGTCCTCGCCGTCTTTCTCGGCCTTGATCTTGGGAACGACCGTGAGGTCGAACATGTAGTTGTGACCGTGCAGCCTCATGCACTTGTGGTTCGGGCGAAGACCCGAAAGCTGATGGGCGCACTCCAAGTAGTACCGCTTCGTGAGTCTCATCGTGCCTCCTTGAACATGGACAACTGCTTGCTTTCCTTGCGGGGGAAATAGGTCTCGCACTTCGGGGCGTGAGTCCACGCCCGAATCCACATGTCCTGCAACTCCGCTCTGGTGAAGCCGATGGGCGCATCGGTCTGACCGCCACCACGAACCGGCAAACGACCGTTCTTGGCGGCAGTCACCCAGGCCGACCCATCGACCGACGCGAAGGGGAAGTCGCCCATGCGCGATGTCATGCGAAGACCGTGAATGCGGTACTTGGGCAGGCCGGTAGACGGGTCACACACCCGGTCGAAGACGTCTTGGAGCCATGCCGTAGCGGCGGCCGAAGTGTTGTCGGGAAGCAACGACCCGATGGCGACGAGAGGGTATCGCTTGCACAGTTCGTCGAACCACTCCCATGACTCGGCACCCGGCCCGTGGAACACAGGCACGACGTCCTGACCCTCACGCTCCATCAGACTCAAGTTGTGCTTCTGCTCCTGCTCGCTGCCACCGATGACGTCGAGCATCAGCTTGAAGTCGGCTGTGTCGTGGCGCTCGTACCACTCAATCAGCTTGCTCATGTTGATGGTCTTGCCCTTCTTCCAGACCGTGAATGCGCCGGAGTCGAGGCAATATCCGGCAGCACCTTCGGGAACGTCCATGTACTTGCAGGTGGCATACGAGTAGAGAACGCGCTGCCCTTTCATCTGCTGCTCGTAGAGGGACATGGACCCGCCGGGAGGACCGACGAAGTAGACCTTCATCGGGCGTCCTCAAAGGGAATGAGCTTGCCGTTCTCGTACTTGTCCGTGGCTTCCTTCGTCCACCGCCGCATGGCCGCCGGCGAGGCCGACACTTTGACACGACGGATGACCGTGCTCATGGCCTCGACCATGATCTCGGAGAGCCGGAACGCCGCCTCGTGCAACTTGCCTTCCGGCACCTCGGCGATGATTTCATCATGCACGAAGACCACCGGCCTCGATCCGAAGAACGCACTCGACGGCTCGGCATACGCCTCGCGCGCGGCACGGTAGAGCGCCCGCTTGGCTCCTTGAGCGGCCAAGTGCTGGAAGAGGTGGTTGCACCCGTCCGTGTAGCCGACGTCCCCTCGGACGAAGCCCGTGACGGGGTGCACGAGCGTGGCCTCGCCCAAACCGACGTGGTCGTTAATCCACTGGAAGTACGAGGTCATCTCGGGCCACGCACGCAGCCACTGCGCCTTCATCTCCCGCGCCTGCGTCTCGGTCAGCGTCACGCCATACCCGGCACGGGCGTAGTCGACGAGACTTCCCGCCCCGAGGCCACCGGGAGCGCCGAAGTTGAAGACCTTGGCTGCGTCTCTGGCAACCTTGGCCGGCGAGCCCTTGACCTTCTTGCCCTTCTCGACCTCCTCGTACTGCATCCCGAGCATGGTCGCGCCGACTTGGCTGTGGAGGTCCCGGTCAGCGTTGATGGCTGCGGCCATCTCGCTCTTGCCGAAGAGCAGGAGGCACACCTCGGCCAGCGCCCGAAGCTCGAGCGTGTCGTAGTCCACGCTCACGAAGACGTAGCCGGGGCGAGGCACGAAGCACTCGCGGGTCCCGCCGACCTTCCGGCCCGAAGGTAAATTTTGCAGGTTTGGTTTTTCACAGCTGGTGCGGGCCGTGTTCACGAGGACGTTGAACCGGGCGTTGACCGGAATCTTCGTCCCGTCCCGAAGCACCGGAACGTAGGTACCGAGGACCTTGTCCACGCCGCCGCCATCGGCCACGAGTTCGAGCAGCTTCGATCCGGACTGCACGAGCGTGTCCTTCGCCGTCGAGACGCGCCCCGTAGCCGTCAGCTCAGGGTCCTGTCCACGCCTCGCGAGGTATCGCTGCGTGTACATCTCCAGCTTCTTGGAGTCCTTGGCCCACCGGCACGGGACCTGAGTTCGCGTCACGACGTAGGCTTGCCCGTTCTCCCACTCGATTTCCGGTCCTTCGGACCCGTCCATCGGTCGCTGGAGGTCCTTCTTTGTGGCCTTCTTCCGCTTCACTTCCTCAGACCAGAACTCGGCGTCGTTTTCCTCGGACTTCGGCAGCTTCTTCGGAACGAGGAGGCCGGACTGAATGACCCGCTTGCGAAGACGCGCCTGCTCCTCGAGCAGCTTCTTCTCGAGCGCATCGACGGCCGACGGGTCGGTCCGCACGCCCCACATGGACATGAGGTGCAGCGCCCATGCCGCTCGGACCTGGTCGTGCTCGGTGGGCTGAATGCCTCCGAGTCCGCCCTGAGCGAGGAATATGGCGAGCGTGTCCTCGGCGTCTTCCAGTGCGTACTTCGTCGCCTCGACGGGCCACGACTCCACCGGCACGTCGTCGAGCTCCGCGTACCTCATGCGCCACGCATCGGCGTCCGCCTTCTCGGCGAAGCGGTCCTTGCCGAGGTACTGACCGGCGAGACCGGCGAGAGAGTACGCGGCTTTGACCCACTCGCCGCCGCGCATGGCGAACGTGGCACCGTTGCGCTGGCTGCGGCCCGAAGCGATGTCGAGCAGCTCCTGCCGAATCTTCGTGTCGAAGACGCGGCCCTCGTCCATAGCCTTGAAGACCAGCGGTATGAGGCTCGCTCGACGAGCGCACATGACCCCGAGGTCATAGGCGACGTTGTGTCCGACGAGGGCCGTGTCCTCGCTCCGCAAGCAATCCTCGACGAAGTCCGTGCCATCGTAGCGGTCGAGGAGGGCAGAATCCTCGTCAGTGGCGGTGGACACGCACACGAGCTTCGGGGCGAGCAGCCCCGGTTCGATAAGGTGCGTCTCGGTATCGAAGGCGACGAGGTTCATCGCACACGCTCACACGACACGGCGAGCAACGTGGCCCAGCGACGTTCGGTCTCGGTCAACGGCTTTGGGAAAAACGCCCTGAAAATTTTTACCAGCATGTGTCCCTCGGGCGATGCCCCTACGGCATCGGACGAAAAAGAGCCGCCCGTCACCCGTCCGAGGGTAGGGGCCGTAACTCGCGGGAGGGAAGACCGCGAGCCGGACCTCGGACGGGGACAGGCGACATGGAGCGAGCATCCCTCAATGCTCGACGAACCTAGAACGGGGCCTGCTCGGAGGTCGGGGCGGCGAAGAAGCGGTACTTCGTCACCTCGCCAAGACCGTTCTTCTTGGCCTCGACGTCCACCTGCACGAGGAAGCGGGTGCCCACGGCCTCGGGCTCGGAGCAGATGCCCTGCACGAGCGCCGCGGTGACCTCGGACGACGGGACGGCGAGAACGGCCGCCGCCCAGTTCTTGATGTCCCGCAAGTAGTAGTTGTACTTGTCCTTCTTCGTGACCCAGCACGCGAGCGTGCCGACCGCCGTCGCGCCCTCGCCCGTGGCCTCGACCACGCGCATGGTGACCTTGAAAAACGGCTCCTTGGTCAAGCCGCCCAGACCCTCGAGGGCCGAGACCAGCTCGACGATGTACGAGCCCTTGCTCAGGTACGGCAGCTTCTGGTTGGCCTGAACGGCCTCAATTCCATCCCACATCGACATGTGACCGACTCCCGTCGAGCTACGCTCGACCGACGTTGTGCAGGTTCCTAGTCCACCGTGGCTGGGTTCCCTGCGCCGCCCTCCTACAGGCGACCCCGGCGTTCTACCGAAGGCCGTTCCAGCCGTCAAGCAACTTCTGCTTCAAGCCCGTGGCCTCGGAAATCACGGGGAAATTCGTGCAGAATACGTCCGCCACGTCGAGGGCGACCATCCGGTGCTCGAGCTGCGTCGCCACGTCAAGCCGCTGCTCGAGGTAGTGAATCCACGACCGGATCGACCCGGTCATGTAGAGGCGCGTCGGAGTCGCCATGGGCAGCACCATGCGAGCGACCTCCTTCGCGATGCCGCGTGCGATGGCGTCGGCGTAGGCTTCCTCGGCCTCGTGAAACGCCTTGGCTTGAGCGCGCTCCCACCACCACTGCGTCTCTTCCGACTCGCACTTCGTGGACGACTGCCGGTTCTTTGCATCCTGCATCCGAGCCTGGGTGATACGCGGACGACCGAGGACGGAGGCGTACCTCTGCGAGAACTCCTGGAACGTGAAGGAGCGGTGCCGCAGGAGCTGTGCGGAGATGGCGCGGGTCGTCTCAATCTCGACGGTCATGCTCGCGGTCTCAAAGACCGACCAATGCCCCTTCTTCACGCAGTACCGGAGAAGGTGCTCCCCGGTTTCGACGGAAAGCTGGTTGTCGGGGTTCGACACCCGGGCGCAGTAGACGATGAGGTCCTCGGCGGTCTTGACCTCGGACGGAAGGCCGAGGGGCTGCGTCAGGGCCACAAGCATGGCGCTCATGCTTCACCTCGGTACAACGGCCACAGCTTCCTCGCGAGCACCCGGCCCATGCCGTAGTCGTCGGGGAAGTGAAAGCCGGCGGAGACACGGTTCCAGCCGATCTGCTTGCCGAGCACCTCCATCGCGTCCTTGGCTCGCGGGTACTTCTTCGCGAACCAATCCCCTAGGAACGCGCCGATGAGGGCGTGGTTCGACGGGTACGACGGGCTCTTGCCGGTGATGGCCTCGGGGAACCGGAACGTCCGCTCGTTCGCCTCAAGCCAGCGGTTCGGCCGAATGCGCTTGAACTTGTCCTTGAAGTGCAGCCCGATGGTCGCGAGCTGCTCGCTGAGTTTCTCGGCCTCGACCCTCACGGTCTTCGGCACACGGAACCCCATCTCCTCGAGGGCCTTGATGAAGATGGCCTCGACGTCCTCGCGATCCTCCCACCGGATACGGAGGATCTGCGGGTCCTCGAGCAGCCGGTGGTTCTCCCGCATCTCCTTCACGACCTGCACGAGGTCGTGGTTCACGATGGGCGGCGGCAGTTCGATGACCCTCCACTCGGGGTCGAAGTCCGGTGTTGGACGACGACGAAGACCGGCGTCCGTATCACCGTGGGCGGGCTCGTAGCGCAGTGCGTTCAGTTCGGTCGGCTTCATGTCACTCTCCCACCCACCCGCACGAGCGGGCGAAGCGAAGGGCCTCGTTCACGGTCAGGAAGTACCGGGCGTGCGGCTCGTGCTCCGGGCCATGATGCCATCCCTTCTTCTCGTTGGAGCCGCACCACACGGACCCATCGGTCGCGTGGATGGCGGCACCGCCGCTCGGGAAGCAGACGATGGCGATGGATGCGCTCTCGGGTCGGTCGAAATTCATGGCGTCCTCGTGCGGTTGTGCGTAGTCTTGGTAGACCGCTTCATGAAAGCGGAACCGGCCATGAAGGCCGGCGAAGATGGGCGAGAGTCCGTCGTCGGGACGACGACAAAGGCTGTGGTGGCCTCGGGCGTTGGGCCGGTCTCCGTGCAGTTTACGGGACCGGCTTTGTCTTTGGGCCGATGCTGTAGTGCTCGCGGCAGAACCCGTACTGAGACTGCACCGAGACGCGGTTCTGGCAATCGGCGAGGCGGCAGTAGTACGCAGTCGCGAAGTGCTGCTGGCAATAGCCCTTCGGGGCGTAGGTCTCCACCGCGCAATCGGGTGACAGGCACTTTCTCTTCTTCCCCATCTCACTCCTCGAAGGTGAACGTGCTGGCGAGCAGCTTCTGCTGGTTGCCGGTGGTGCGTTGCTGGTACTCGGCGTCGCGAAGAGCCTTGGTCAACGCCCCTCGCATCTCCGGTGTGTGGCGGTAGACGTAGACCTCGACCTCGTCGGCGTCCTGTCCCGGTCGGTGCGTTCGTCCGAGGAGCTGCTCCCACGTCGTCCCGCTCACGGGCGGCGTCGTGACGAGGTTCCTCGAGAAGGCTTGCAGGTTCTTCCCCGTGCCGTGAGCGCGGATGCTGGCGACGATGGACCTCGACCCGTCTTCTTTCAGAATGCCCTCGTCGCCGGGGCCGTAGTGCGGGAGCCCTCGCGCTGCCAGAGCCTCGCCCACGGCGGAGTGTTCGTACCACACGATGCCCGTGGACTGGGTGGCCCAGGACACGGCGTCGTCCACGAGGAACGAGTCGAGCCACACGGCCTCGGTCCTGGGCTTCGCGAGGTCCTTCACGGCCAACCACGCGGCCGAGGTGGTCGAGACCACTCGGCCGTCCGCCACGGCCTTGGCGTAGAGGAGCGGGGAGTCGATGCCGGGCTTTGACCGATGCGTCAAGAACGCGGCTACCTCTCGGTGGTACGCCTTGCGTGCGTCGAGCCACTGGTTCCGAAGGGTCGGTGGCTCGCCGTTCGGCCAGACCCATCGGTAGTAGAACCCCGCAGCCAACTGCCGAAGGTAGCGGTGCAGCACGAGCACGTCGTCGAACGCCTCGTCGTCCACGGGTGAGGTCCACGTCTCGTTGACCTGACGCAGCGTCTCGCGCACGACCTTCGGCACTTCGACGGGGCGCTCGTAGAAGTTCAGGGCCGTGCCGAGCGACGACTCGGTGGTCGCGACCACGCCGGCCGTATCGACGAGCCTTCGCCGGAAGCCCTCGCGAACGTGCTCATTCGGCTGGCACAGCTCGACGAGCACCCCGGGCGGGGCCTGGAGGAAGCCCGAGTCGAGGGCCGAGGCCCACTCCTCGAGCACCGTCCACGAGGTCGGGACCGGCGACCCTTCGCGCAGTGCGAGGAACGCGAGGTGCGCGTAGTCTCGAAGGCTCTTGGAGGTCATGGTCCCTGAGAGCGCGGCGAGTCGCGTGTCCCGGTGCTCTCGGAAGTACCGCACGAACCTCTTCGTCCGGGTCGCGCTCGGGTGCCGAAGGGCGTGGGCCTCGTCGCAGATCACGAGGTCGGGCTTCAGATCCTCGAGGATACGGGCACCCGACTCCCGAGACAGGGCGTCGTAGCTCAGGAGGTGCAGCTCCCCTTCCGCGTGCAGTGGCGCGACCTTGGCCCCGACGAGGCGCGGGAGCCGGTAGTGCGGCACGAGGGCCGGGTAGTCCTGCCGCAGGACCTTCTCTCGCAGCGCGGCCGGCACGAGGAGCACGGCCACCTTCGACCGCATGACCACGGGCAGGAGCAGGGCCAAGTCACTCTTGCCGGCACCGACACCGATGGGGCCGAAGAGGCCGTTCGTCCGCTCGGCCTCCAAAAGACCCGCCGCCTGGATAGGGCGAAGGCGACGGGTCCCTTCGGGCAGAACGAGGCGGGCGTGCAGAGCCTCGAGCTCGGCGGGCGTGACCGTGAGCGTGCGTCTCGGGAGGTCGCGAATGCGAACGAACTCCGGTGACGAGCGCACGGCCAAGCCCGCCGCGTTCGCGGTGCGGCTATCGACGGGTGTCGAACTCGAGGCGACGACCGAGGTCCCGCTCGGCGTAGGCGAGGGCGACGTGGGCTCGGCGCTCGCCGACAAGCTCCGCAACTTCCGCAGGAGTCCATTGCCGCCCGTGCCGGTCGAGGATGCGTCGCTCATTCCGTTCCCCTCGCAGCACGAAGACGTGACCGTCCACCTCGAACTGAACCTCGGTCATCGACGACCTCGGACCACGAACGTGGCCTTCGGGAGGAGGACCTCGAGCACCTTGCTCGAGGCCGGGTACAGCGTGCTCACGAGCCACGGGCCGGTGAGGGGCTTGAGTGCGAACGACGCGGTCAGGGTCGCATAGCCGCGCCCGTAGAGCACCTCGCCCAGGTCCACCGCGCCTTCGGGCACGTCCTTGGGCGAGGTCTTGCGTAGGTGCTCGAGGAGGCTCGGCGTGCGGGCCGCGATCTCGTCCTCGAGGGCTCGGAGGTTCTCGAACTCCGCCTTTTCGGGGAAGCAGTCGATGTAGAGGCTCAGAGGCCGCTTGGAGCCTTCCTCGATCCACTTCTCGCGAATGATCTCCGCCGCCTTCACCACGTCCGGGTCGGGCTTGCGCTCGACGACCGGCGGCTCGACGTGCTCCACCTCGATCACGGGGACGACGACCGGCTCGGGGGCGACGACCGGCTCGACCTCTTTTTTCGAGAACGGACGGACCCGCCCCTTCGAGGCAACCTTGCCCGGGATGGGCCGGTCGTTGGCCTCGTTCGACGCCTCGGCCTTCGGTGCGTCGGGCGGGAGTACGGCGACCGGAGCGACGACCTCGGGCACGGGCTCGACGACGGGCTCGACGACGGGCTCGACGACGGGCTCGACGACGGGCTCCGGTTCGGGTGCGGGTGTAGGTTCGGTGATGGTCTCGGCCGGTGTCGTCGTACCGAGCGTCGCGAGGCGACGGGCCTTCAACTTCTCTGCGAGCGTGGTCATGTCTTCTCCCTCTGCGGTCGATGCGCCGGTCCCTGCCGTCGCCTCGACGTCAAACATCGATGCCACGAGACCCTTGGAAGCGGCGGGGCAGCGGTCTCGGAACTTGCACCCTCCGTATGCGTCACAGTGCGACAGGTTGGCCTGAGACGTCGTGACGACCGGCAATGACCTTCCGGCGGTCGACCGCATCTCCTCGACGGTCTGCTCGAGGTGCCGCCACTGGCCCTCGACCCAGTGCGGGTCCACGACCTCGCCGTCCACCTTCTTCGAGCCGGTGCCTTTGGTCAGCAGGTACACATGCCTGAACTGGCCCTCGGTGGCGTAGGGGTACTGCTCGAAGGCGTACTTCAGGTACAGCACGCCCTGGACGTCGCGGGTCAGCGCGTCGGCGGTCGGCGTGTAAGCGAACGAGCTTGCGCTCTTCCAATCCACGACGGTGACACGAGCGCCGCCATCGACCGGCGGGAGCATGAGGTCGATGCGTCCCTTGACCGGCACGCCGGCCAGCGTCAGCCCCATGCCGTAGTCCTTCGGCTCCTCGACGATGCGCGAGTCCTGCACGCCGAAAGCAGGAACGAGTGCTTTGCGGATGGCGTTCTCGACGCTCGGCAGCTCGGGCATCGTGCCGTCGAGGAGGTAGCGTTCGACCTGCGAGTGGATGGCCTCGCCGAGGGCTTGAGATGCGGACTGCGGCATCTCCCAGCCCTCGACCCGCTGGAGGTACCACTGGAGGCCGCACGAACGGAACTGCTTGATCTGTGTGGCGGAAACGGAGCGGACCACGAGGACCTCCTAGTGCAGGTGCGTCTGGTTGACGACGGCGGTCGGGGTCGGCATGGGCGGGACGACCGCCTCGACGACCTCGACCTTGACCTTCCGGCCACGGGCCGCGTAGTGCCCGGTGACCCAAGCCTCGAAGGTGGCGAAGTCCGGTGACGACGCCACGGCCTCCTCGAGCGCCCACTCGCGCAGACTCTGGAAGCGACCCTCGACGAGGTTCAGGGCGGCGAGCAGTTTTCGGACGAGCCACCACCGAGCGGCGGCGAAGCGGGGCGGACGGGCGTCGATGATATCGGTCATGGTTCCCTCGGTCGGTCGTGCGGGTGGATGTCCCAGACCCCTACGGCCTCGGACGGGAGGAACATAGGCATGGTCCGGTGCGAAGGTCAAGAAGCCAGCGCGTCGAGGTCGTCGGTGATGAACGAGGTCTTGCGCGGGAGCACCCAGCACCGGACCTTCTTGCCGGTGGTGCTTTGGTTCCGTACCTCGGCGAAGCCGTCGACATGGCGAAGCGCGGGGCCGAAGCGGGTGGCCGAGAGCGCGTGCTTGCCTTCCTGCTCGCAGAACGCCCGGTACGCTTCGTATACGGCGGTCTTCGCGACGCCCTGCGAACCAAAGTCCCATTCCCGACGTGCTGCTTCCCCTCGAAACTTCAGGCCCCTCGGTGTGTCGAGCATGGCGTCGAGCATGGCGTCGATGCCGTCCTCCTCGAGCGCCTTGAGGAACAGCGCGTGGCTCGGTTCGTTCACCGCGATGAGTTCCTCGCGAGCCTGGTTGTGGTAGGGCTGGCTCACGAACCGGACGTCGACCTCGAAGTCGAGCAGCGCCCGCCAGAAATACCGGATCTCGTCGATGAAGCCGTCGTTGAACTGCGACCCGTCGTCCGTGTAGCAGCTCTTCAGAAGGTCCCGGTAGGCGTCGGTGAGCGGGGCGTGGTTGCGGAAGTAGGTGTACCGGCGGTCGTCGGCGTCAATCTTGAGCGGGCTCAGCCGGTCGTTGCTGGCGAACATCCACGCTTTGCGGTTCGGGAGCGGCAGCGCGTTCACATTCTTCTGCTCGACCATCATCGTGTGGCTCGTCACGAGGACCTTGAGCCGCTCGGACACGTCCTTGAGATTGTCGTTGCTCACGACCTCGTCACCCATGACGAAGAGCGCACGCGCCCAAGGGGTGAACCTCGACTCGAGGTGCGACCGCTCGACGATGGCGCAGTTGTGCGCCCCGAGCATGGTCTCGACGATGCGGAAGAGCGTTCCTTTGCCCGCGCCGGGGGACGTACCGAAGATGGGCGCGGTTCCGGGGAGGAGTGCGGGGTTCTGTACCTTCTGGGCGAGCCACCCGAAGAGCCACGCGAGGCCGTCCTCCTGCTCGTCGTTCCCACCGATGGGCGCGTCGCACAGCCACCGGAGCAGGACCTCGACGCGGGGTATCGGGCCGGGGGTGGCGGAGGGCTCGTGAGCCGGAGGCGTGTAGAGATTGAGAAGGGGCTGGCCGTACTCGTCCCGTGCGATGGGCGGCTGGCCGGGGACGACGTCGGTCGACAGGGTCCGGTGGTACAGACCCTTCTTCAGCACCATGTCCACGAGGTCGAGGGGATACTGACGGGCGAGGAGGAACTGCCGGATGCCCTTGTCGGACACCGGGGAGTCCGGTTGCCAGCGGTTCCCTCGCCGGTAGACGAACTTCTCGAGGGGCACGGAGTAGGCGAACTCTTCGATGGCCTCGGCGAGCCGGGCGAAGTCGGCGTCGTCCACGTCGGGCATGGGAGAAGGGGCGGTGGTGTCGGTCATCGGGTCCCTCGGTCGGTACGGGTCAGGTGGCGGGTCAGGTACGCTTCCAGTTCGGATTCCCTAGCACGGGCCGCTTCGACCTTGGCATGCGCCGAGGCGACCATGCGCCGGACGGTCTCTAGCGTGAGGCTCGAGCCCTCGTCCCGCATGGCCTTGGTACTCGGGGCGAGGAGGGCCAAGACCTCGGCGGCGGTGGCCGAGGGCAGGAGCCGCACGAGGTCGAAGGCCGCTCGGGTGGTCGTGGCGTTCCTCGAGCCGTGCTCGGCGAGGGGCCGGCCGGCGACGACCGCCTCGAGGACGGCGGCACGGGCACGGCTCTCGCCCTTCGGGGAGGTCGACAACCGGCGGGCCTTCAAGGTCAGGGCCTCGCGGTGAAGGGCGAGGGCCTCGGGGTCGGTCGTCTCGTCGAAGGTGGGCACGGCATAGGTCGTCACGAGGGGCGCTCGACCCGTGACCGGCAGGCGCGAAGGGTCGAAGGGTCGGCCTTCGACCGAGTCGAACAGCGGCTCGACGCCCGGCGGGTGGCTCGGGGCGTAGTAGAAATGGCTCAAGCCCCCGCACTTGGCGATGTCCGCAGGCACGGCGAAGGTGCGGAGGAAGGCCTGGCGGAACGAACGCCACTGATGGGCCGGTACGGGACGCAGGAGCGGGACGACGAGGCGGAGGCTGGGGACGAGGGCGTCGGGCCGGTAGGAGTGCGTCGAGTAGAAGAGGTGGGCCATGCCGTCGCGCATGAGCCTTCGCGAGCACTCGGCGACCGCGTCGTCCTCGCCCATGTCCACGTCGAACACGGCGAGGGTGACCGCATCCACCAGAGCGTCGCAGCGGTGCGGGACCGAGGGGTGCTCGGGGCGTCCGCACGGCCGGTCGGTCAAGGCGTAGGGTCCGAAGCCCGGGACCGCATCCTTCGACGCGGCGATGGTGAACTCGCCGAAGAGCTCGACGAGCTGGGGCCACGCCCACGTCTTCGGGATGCCGCCCCTCTCGTATAGAGACGGGTACAGGGTCACCGCGTAGAGCACTTCGGGCCGGTCGGTCATGGGTCCCTCGTCGTCGAGAACCGGCTTCGCGCCCTCACGCTCGGCCGGTTCGTGGTCACCCGGGGACGGTACCGCATCGTTCACGAGGTCGGCAAGGACGAAGCCACGACCCCCAAGGGGTGGTGGTCGGGGGTGGAAAAGACACCACGAAACGGACCCTCTGAAAAAACGGATAGAGTTAAACCAAGTCGATTTCGGGGTCGAAAAGTCACTTGGTCCAGCTTGGTCCACTTGGTCCGAAGGCGACCTAAAACACGAACCGAGGTTGAAAGACCTTGGTCCAGCTTGGTCCACTTGGTCCAAGGTGGTTTGAACTGAGGTTGAAAGACCATGGTCCAGCTTGGTCCAGCTTGGTCCACTCGGTCCACGGCCGGACGTAAGTGTGGGATTTGGACCAAGTAAACTCAACATTTGGACCAAGTAGAATTCTACTTGGTCCACACGATCCGCTGGAAAATAAAGCACTTCCGCGCAGCTTGGACCAAGGACCAAGCTGGGCCCTATACTGCTTAAAAAAGGGGAGTATATATAGTGCTCCGCCGCGTGCCAGCGATGTGGCGGGTGTTCGGACCGGGTTGCACTTGGTCCACTCGGTCCGTTGGCAAAACGCATCCTTGCCAAAGAGTGATTGGCAGAACGACGAGCTTCCGGCGAAGACCGTGTCGAGGGGCGGAAGGACGTCGTCGTCGGAGGCTCCTGTAAATAAAGTTCACCTCCTCGTGGCGGTCGGGTAAGGTGCGGCGCGTGGACGACATCGACCTCCTCGTGGCGACCGCCTTCGGCCTCGACCCTCGGGTCCTGGCGGAGGTCACCGTCCCCGACGCGGCACCCCCGTCCGTGCGGGTCGTTGACACGGCCGACCGGGAGGAGCGTCGGTGGGCCTACCGGACCGAGGTCCTGACGGGCGTGGCCGAGGGCGACGACACCCTCGCGAAGCTCGGGGCGAGGCTCGGCGTCTCGAGAGCGACCATGCGCCGCATCGTGGCCCCGCTCGTCGAGAACGGGGACCTCGTCGAGCGACTGACAGAGGTGCGGGTGAAGAGAGGTCGACCGAAGTTCGTCTACATCCTCGGGGCCGACGTGCGGGTGGCTGCGTGAAGAACCCGAAGGCGGCACTGTCGGCGAAGAGCTACCCCCGCTCGGTGGCATGGCGGGTCGACGTGGACTACCTCACGAAGCTCAGCCCCGACGAGCAGGCGTGGCTCGCGGCGTTCCTCGACCGGCACTATGCCGGCGACTTCCGAGGGGACGTCGGTCCCGAATGGACGACCGAGGAGCGGCGGTCGTCGTACCGGGACAAGAACGCCGCGAACCGGGACTTGATGACGTGCTCGATCCCCTCCGACTCCCCTCCACCGGACCCGTCCATCGACTTCGACGACATCGAACCGGACGACGACCTCGATGTCGACTCGGCTCAATACCGTTCGGCACGCGATGCGTACCGGCGCGAACCGACCCCGGCGAACCGGGTGAGACTGGCTCGCGCGCGTATACGAAAACGCCCTATAGGGGGCTGAAAGCACCCCTCGGGCCGCAGGGCCGAGCGGGGGCTAGGGAGAATGAGAATGCCCAGACCGAAGAAGACCGAAGACACGGCGGCGCTCATGTTGTCGCCGACGACAGGGGAAGAGACTCCGGCGGGTTCGCTCGCTCCTCGCCTCACGGAAGGGTCGCCCCCTTCGGGGTCGACGGGTGGTCCGGGTGCTGGCGCACCCGTCCTCACCTGGATCTCCATGTCCAAGGTAGCCGGCGGGTTCGCGGTCCTGAAGGCCACGACGTGCGGGCACGACGTGCTCGGCGTCGAGGTGCTCGCCGGCCCCATGAACCGGGGCGGGGCGAGTGCAGCCCTTCGCGTCGAGACCGCGCGGCAGTTCCTTGTGGGTCGGGGCCCCAAGTGAGGGTCCCCCGAATCCCCACCCGGCTTTCGTCGGTCGACCTCGTCGTCGGTCCGATGGTCCTCGTCCTGATGGTCAAGCCCTCGATGCCTCTGGCCCTCGCCGTCGCCGCACTCGCGGGCGCGAGGGCCCTCGAGCGATATTTCGTCGACCTCGCGCGCGTATACCGAAATTCCTCTATAGGGGCCGCGGCCGACGCCGCAGCGGCGGCGGCGGCGGCGAAAGCGGCCGCGGACGGCGTCCAGGCGCTCGAGCGGGAGCTCGGGGCACGGTTGACGCGCCTGGAAACGCGCGCGGGGTGGGCGGATAAAGGCGGCGGTCGGTAGGGGTACGGGCACGCCTCGAGCGTCATGGGCAAGCCTCCGGCCTCCGTGGCGGGCCTCGAGCGTCATGGGCAAGCCTCCGGCCTCCGTGGCGGGCCTCGAGCGTCATGGGCAAGCCTCCGGCCTCCGTGGCGGG